AACTTATCTTGAGATTGACAATGCTATTACCTCTTATAAAGGTAAATCTTATGTTAAACACATAGAAGGTGATTTCAAACAAGTAATTGATGATAATGGTTTACATTTCATTAATGATAAAGGTGAAAAACACCCAATTTCAAGAAACAAATGGTTCACAGAACAAAATTATATGAAAAAACAATCTTTAGAAGGTGTATCAACTCCTAATCCTGTTAGTACAGCAGGTAGTGAAAATGATTTACCTTTTGATAATTGGTAAGAACTAAAAATTTAAAAGGGGTATGTTAAAATTTGAACCTTATTACCCACTTTTAAGTTCACAAGAAATACTAAACACTATAAAACAAGAAGATATCTTTAATATTGTAATTAAAGAAAATATAAACCTAATAGATAGATATGTAGCACCATATAGAGAAGATAATAATGCTGGTTGCTACTTTGAAGAGTATGATAATAAATTATACTTTGTAGATTGGGCTGATTTCAATAGTATACACAAGGATTGTTTTGATTTTATAGGTAAGTGTTATAATCTAGATTTTATAGGTACATTAGAGTTTATAACTAATTATTTCAAAGTAGAACATAGGGGTAATTTTAAAAGTAATATTAATGTTGTTAAGAAACCTACTGGTGATAAGATAAATAGACCTATTCTTATTGCCAAAAGAGATTTTAATGATAAAGATAAATCTTTTTGGTTACCTTATGGTATAACAAGAAGTCAATTAGTAGGGGATAATGTATTTCCAATAACAGCATACAGTAGTGTGAGTAAAAAAGGTAGTGAATTTGTAATTAATTGTTCTGATATAGCTTATGCTTATACAGAATTTAAAAATAGAATTAAAATTTACAGACCCACAAACTCTGAATATAAATGGTACACCAACTGTACTCAAAATGATGTTGGTAATTATTTTAATTTACCAAATAATGGAGATTTACTTATTATTACTAAATCCTATAAGGATTGTAGAGTACTAAGAAATCTTGGTTTAATTGCTGTTTGGTTTCAAAATGAAGGACAAGTTCCTAATCAATTAATATTAAAAGATTTAGTTGATAGATTTAATAAGATATTTGTATGGTTTGATAATGATTCTACAGGATTAGGAAGTAGTCAAATGGTTAGTTCCTTATTAAATTCTATAAAGTCTAATAAATCTAGAACTATAACATTACCACCTGTATTATTAAAACAACATATTAAAGACCCATCTGATTTTATTAAAGTGTTTGGTAGAATTAAACTAGAAAATTTTATTAATAAAACACTTAAAAAATTAAACTAAAATGGAAACAAGAAGAATTAAAGTAATCACTTTACGTGGAACAAATTTTGAATTAATGACAAATGCACAAACTCTAGGAGATATTTATCCAGAACTATCTAATAGAGGTATTAATATTGAACAATCTTTCTTCTCATTGGATGGAGATTCAGTTCTAACTAGTGGTCAAGCTAGTTTACCTAATGGAGATATTAAAATTTATGTATCTCCTAAGAGAACTAAATCTGGTTACTATGAAAATGATGAACTAGATTATGAAGATTTTCAAGTTAATATCTATGAAGAATTGGCTAGTTTGAAAGAAAGAGTTTATTTATTAGAAAAAAGATTATCAGAAAGAAGAGAGGAAATTCATAATAATGAAAACCTAACTTCTGAAGATAAGAGAGTATTTGAAAAACTTTCTAAAGCTGAGAGTTGGTAATTCTCATTAAAACAAATTAATTATATAATGGGGGTTGTATTCTTAATGAATATGACTCCCATTTTATTTTATAGTAATTATGAATTTAGAAAAAATTAAAGATTACTTTTTAAAAGCTGGAGTATCTACTAATTTTAGTTGGTTTCTAGATAAATTTGAAAGAGGTAAACTGTGTTTCTTTGATAAAACAACAAATGATGTATATGATGTATATGAAGATTATGATAAATTTTATATACTAGATAAAACAAAAGAAGAAGATGTAGAAACATTTGTTAATTTTAGAAGTATGATTAAAGCTCTAAACAATTTTTATCCTAATAGATGGGATATAGATATAGAGTTTATATATGATTATTTCAATACTGAATCTGATGATGATAAAATTGTTGCACTAGTTAAAGGAATTACAATTTACTACCCAAATATAACAATAAGTAACAAAGATAACAAACAACATAATATTAAAGATTTGTTTGTTAGTTTAAAATTTGAATTAAATAAAAAAGATAAAGAGAATAGAAAAGTTAATATTATTGGTATATTTGGTAGAAGAGCAACTTTAACTTATGAAGAAGTTTGTTCTAATTATGTACATAGTCATTTAAATCCTCGTGTAGAACGTTACTTTGAGACAAGTGATAAGAATTTTTTTAGAAACACAATAACTAGATTTTGTACTGGTAGTGGTGAAATAAATATTTTACTTGCAGATTACAATTGTAATGATTTTAATGAAGATAGATTTAATCTAATTTTAGTACAATTAATGACTTTAGTATCTTGGGAATCTATTGAAGGTACTCCTTATAGATATATTAATAATATAAAAATAAGATTAAATAGTGGTACACCAACACAAATTAAGTTATGCAATTCTTATTCTAATACCATTGAATATATAAGAAATAGTTTCTTAAATAATAGATTACTACCAGAAGATTTAAAGTTTATAATAAAAAATAGTAAAGTAGAATTAGATGAAAATGCTTTTGATAATTTTATATTAAAATTATCAAATTGTAATTCAATGGTTAAAAATAATTTTATATGTTTTGAGTATGATGGTAAATATTATATGCACAGTTCTGTAAAACCATCAGAAATTAAATATTATAGATACACAGAACAAAATCCTATTATATTTAGAGGAGAAGATTTTCCTTTTACAGTTATTTATCCAGAAGATATTAAAAATGAAGAAATTGAAAAATCTTTAATACTATTTAAACCAGCTGTTTTAAAATTAAAAAAAGAAATAGAAGATGAAATTAATGAAAAAATCGTACGAAACAACATCATTAGATACAAAAGTAAAAGTGATAGTACCAGAGAAGGTAATTAATCAAATGAATTATTTATGTAGCAAAATGCCACAAAATGAGTGGTCAGGAGTATTATTTTACAAAGTACAGGGTTCTATTAAAGACCCAGCAAATATGGTATGTACTTTAGTTGATATTCTACTTATGGATAAAGGTTCTCATACTGCTACAGATTTTAGCTATGATAATGATGTATTTAAACATATGGCTAAAAATGATTTAGAAGATTGTTTTGCTGGTCTTGTGCATTAAATGTTGAGTGTACTTTAAATTGGGTGAATTGCTGGAAACTCTGAGATAACAGACAATCAGCAGCCAAGCTACAATTTAAATGATTGTAGAAGGTTCAACGACTAACTTTTGAAACTATATTAAATTATAGAATATAATAAAGACACGAGCGCCCAACAGTTTAAAAATTTAAACTGATGATATAGTCTGAACTTACTTATATTTATCATAGGATTTATGATTTATTTTTTCTAAAAATTTATTGTATTTTCTATTATAATAAAATTTTAAATTATTATAACACTTAAAAAATCTACATACATCTTTTTTAGATGTAAAACATAATCTTGGTATTGAGTCATACTTTTTTATATGATTAGTATCTATGTTTAAGTGATTACATATACCAGTAAGAAAATCTTTTGTACCTCTTATATTAATATATAATGTATGATTAGGGTAGAATTTTGATGTACCAATTTTTTGTTTTAATTTGTTATTACAAGAAACACTACCATCTCCATCAAAATAACCTATAATGAAGGCATCTCTATAAATATAGGGTATATTGTTTATTATATTATCCATAGTTAATGATTTTCTTGGTGTTATTCCAAACTTAATTATATCAGATATTATTTCTTTATTTTGGAAACTTAATCTGATATGGTGTATTTTTTTGTTTTTATCAAAACTGGATTGTCTAATAATTTCAACTAATTTATGTTCAGAGTTCAATTCTTGTTTTATAAATTCTAAGATAGCTTTATCTTCATATTTAACTGTTATAGTTAAATAGATAGAGCCTCTTGATTCAACTAAACTACCATCAGCACATATAAAACCTAATATATATGCTTTGGAGAAAGAATTAATTTCGTTGAAATAGTTTGTATTATGTAAGGTTGGTTTAAAAGATAAATCTGGGAAACTATTAAAAATATAAGAATTAATAGTGTTACTATTAACATTTAATATTTTAGAGATTTCTTTTGGTTTGTAATTTTGTTTTATAAGCTCTTCTATTTTTAATTTCATATCATTTTTAATAACGATGTTGTTACTTGAAGAGTTTGGTAAATAATGTTTTATTAACCTCCTAATGTTTTGTTGAGAATTAAAATCGTAAAAACCTAAATAATTACTTATTTCTTTATAGGTTTTACCTTGATTAAAAAGATTTATAATTAAATCTTTTTGATTATAAAATTTAAATTTTGACATAAAAAACATATTAAAATTTCAAGGTACAAAGATAAAACAAAAAAAATTAAATACAAAAATTTTATTATAAAAAGTAAGATTTATAGGATAAAGAGCCTATAAGATAACAAATGTCACATTGTAGTTTCAGTACTTTCTTTAGTGGTACTGATATATCAGAATTAGAAGATAATGTAGAAAATTATAATTTCTATCTGTCATTCATAACTAATAACAATAATGATTATATAGCCAAACTTTGTTTTGTAGCTAAAAATGAACAAACTTTTAATGTAGTTTATCAAGCTAGAGATGAAAAAGGTGATTTATATGATTTCACAAAAGAAGAAAAAATATCTACACAAGATAAAATGTTTATCTTTGATTGTGAGATTATACCAGAATTTACTGTTGTTAAAGTTTCTGAAGACTTTATGAAAAGAACAGAAGAAATTATGAAAAAAGCTACTGTAATACCTACACATTATCAATATCCTTATGGTAAACCTATTGGTACTACAACTACCAATACTAATAATACTTATTATAGTAGAAGTGCTTATGATTCTAATTGGGATATGGATGACAATGAGTATCTTCACAACCTTTCTAAAAAGGTAACAGAAGAAAAAGTAAAAGTAAATACAACAAGGTATTATCCAAGCAGTCAAATAGAAGAGGAAGAAGATAACTATGATATTATATTAAATTCTATTGATGAATTTACTGTATCTCTATTATCTTGGTCTGAAAAAGGTCTATATTTTAACAACTTAGATGATTTAATTACACATTATAATTCATTCAATGTTAAAGGTGCTGAGTTAGCTAGTAGAGTATTAGATAATCTTACTCCTTGCTATAGAACTTATTATCCAGACTTGAATACTGATGAAGAACTTATATTTGTTGTAAATAGTGTAGTTGAAAACTTAGAAGATTGCTTAGTAGCACCTCTTGTAACTGGTACAAGAAGTTTATTAAAACCAGTAATTGATAGTTTAAATAATTTCTTAACTAATTTTGAATTAAATGGAGTTAAATAGAACAAATAGATTTAAAGATGCGTCTTGGTTTCCTAAAGATGATATAGAATGTATTGTTGGTGGTTCTGGTGGAATTGGTAGTTGGCTATCACTATTTCTATCTAGAGCTAATTTTAAACCAATAATTTATGATGCTGATACAGTAGAAGACCATAATTTGGGTAAATCAAATATTATTTGTAATTAATTAATATGTCTGCCCCCTTATATAGTGATATATAAGGAAAACCACGAATATGCTGGAAACTCCTTAGAGCCTATATATAGCAATAATATTGTGATGAATAAGTTATAGGATTGGACAATCAGCAGGGATAGTTAAAATATTAAATAATATTTTAAAAGCCCTCAGAGACTACCAAGTGGCATCTTATTTTAATAAGATGGTGGTATAGTCCAGCTTTATATGAAAGTATAAAGGTTTTGGGACAGTGCTTTAAGATTAATTCTATAGGTAAACCTAAAGTAGAAGCAATAGCTGAAATTATTAAAGAATTAGTTGGAGAAGATGTTACTACTTTTAATGAGTGGTATACTAAAGATTCAATGTCTTCACATTTTATGTTCTCTGGGTTTGATAATATGTCAGCTAGAAAAGTTTTCTTTGAAAATTGGGTTGAATATGCAAAAGAATTTAAATTAGAACAAGATAATTTGAAAAAATTAAATCCTGAACATATTGTTATTGAACCTTTGTTTATGGACTCGAGACTAGGTTTTGCAAACCTAGAAATATATTGCGTTACTTTAGATAAAATTGAAGAGTACAAAAAAACATTATTTGATGATAGTGAAGTAGAAGATTTACCTTGTACAGCTAAACAAACAACTCATTGTGCTGCAATGATAGCTTCTCATATGGTAGGTTTCTTTACTAATCATATGCACAATATTTATGTACAAGATAAAGATTTTAAAGTACCTTCAGAGTGGAGTTATATAATACCTTTAAATAAATGACAGAAAATAATAGAAAATTTTTAAAAAATGTAAATTATTACTGGCATTACTTAAACTATCATAAAAATATAAGTAATAAAACAAATTATTTTACTTGTTTTAATGATGATTTATTACCAATAACAGCTTTTACTGGTGGACTCTTATTAGAAAACAATAATACAATAAATGGAGAACCTATAAACTATTTCTATGGTTTAAACAAAGAATACTTTTGTAATTCAACAAGGTCTTATAAAACTTTAGTTAGAAATTTTGTTGATTATAATATAACAAGAGTATTTTATGTTAGTAAAGGGGATGATTTCATTAGTGCAGTTAAATCTTGTTCTGGATTAATATTCGATGAAGGTAGTATACTAATGATGTTAGCTATTGATAAAGATTATTTTTTTGAAGTTAGAAGTTCAGGAGTTAGTTTAGATGTTGATTTTAAATTTGATAAATTTAAAATCTTTTTGAGTAATAAATTATTAATACCAGAATATAAAAGTTTATATACAGCAATAGATAAATATGTATTAGATAATATTAGAAAATTAGATTTTGATATTGATATTGTGTATGTAAATAATATTGAGAAAAGATTATATAAGCAAACACCTAGTGAATTTAATTTACCTAAGTTTAAAAGTCTAGGTGAAATGAAAACATTCTTAAATAATCTTTATAAAGAATTGTAAGTATGGATAAGAGTAGTAGAGGAAAGACAAATAAAAGAAAGGGAAGTAATGCTGAAAGAGAGTATGCTGAAAAATTTAGACAACTTGGCTTTGAAAACTGTAAAACAGCAAGACAAGGTGCTAAAATGTTAGATGATTGTGGTATAGATTTAATATTTATACCTTTCAATGTGCAGATTAAAGCAGGTCTTCAGCAAGGTTTAAGACCTCATAAAGTTTTAGAATATATGAAGAATAGAATTACTGAAGTATTACCAAAGTATTCTGTTGAACATAATTTACCTAAAATATTGATTCACAAAAGACAAGTGGGTCAAGGTAATAAAAGAGATGAGTTCTCTGATATTGTTTCTATGACTTTTGAGGATTTTAGTAAAATTATAAAAATGATTAAATGGAAAGAAGATTAGAAGATTACTACAATAGTCCTAGATTATCTCAGTCAAAATTAAAGCTTTTACTCTCAGGGGTAAAAGCTTTTACTGAGGTAAAAGAACCAGAGCTATTTTTTGAAGAAAAACAACATTTTATTTTAGGTTCAGCAGTAGATTGTTTAGTTACTAGAGGTACTGAGCAATTTGAACAAGAGTTTTATATTTCAAGACTTGAAAATAAACCATCTGATACAGTAAAATCTATTATTAATGAAGTTTTCTATAAGGCAAATATTACACCTGAACAAATTGGTTTATTTGCCCCTAATTTTATTGATTATAGAGATTTAATTCTAGAATCTTGTGATTCTCATAATTATCAATTAAATTGGAAAAATGAGACTAGAATTAATAAGATTTTAGAAAATTATGAGTATTGGAATGAGTTAGTTGAATCTAATGGTAAGATAATACTTACTACTGAAGATGAATCTCTTATAAATAAAATAGTGTTAAATTTTCTGCAAAATGACAATACTAAATATTATTTTACTAATTTTGCAGAGGAAAAAGAAATTATAAATCAACTTCACATTGATTTTGAAATTGAAGGTGTTGAGTGTAAAGCATTACTTGATGGTGTAGTAGTTAATGCAGAAGATAAAACTTTAGAACCTTTTGATGTGAAAACAACTGGAGATAAAATTTTTTACTTTCCTAAATCTATGAGAAGATTTGGTTATTACATACAAGCTGCTTTTTACACAGAAGCACTTAAACAGTGGAAAGAGAGACATAAAATCTATAAAGATTATACTATTAAAAACTTTGTATTTGTAGTTATTAGTACATTAGACCCTGAAACACCAATGGTATTTAAATGTACTGATAATTTACTTAATATAGGTAAATATGGTAGAAATAGGATTGATTATAAAATAAATCACTCAGATTCAGCTATTATTAAACCTTATGTAGCAGGTTATATGGATTTAATTGAAGCTTATAAATATTATGAATCTGTAGGTTTTAATCAAGATGCTATAGCTAATGATATAGTAGATTTAGATTTTGATATGGATATAAATTTATTTAATTATTTTTAAAGTTCTTATTATTATGCAAATATACACAGGAAAATTTTATTCAAACAGAACTTTAAAATATCTTTATCCAGCATTAATATTTTATGGAGAAGAATTATTAAATAAATTAAGAAGCTTAACTAAACTTGCTATTGGTATTGGAGATTCAAGTATACACATTGAGAAACAATGTATTTATGTATTACTTGATACTATAACAAGTAAAGTTGCTTTAGATACTTACAGAACTAAACTACAAGAGTTTTTAGAATGGTTTAGACAACAACCTTATTATGTTTCAGATTATTTATGTAATTTAAGTGAATATAATAATTATCATATGATAGTTATTGAGTTTCCAAGAAATCATCATATAACTTTTAATAATTTCATTAAAGGTAGATATAGTAAAATGTATACTGAAAGTGAAGTTTATGAAGTATTTGGTAATAGAACTTTGGAAGATAAAACTACAGAGTTAATTATTAATGATAAATTACAACAAGTAAGAAATGTATTGTTAAGAGATAGAATGACTGTAGAGAAACATTTAGCTGAAATAAATAAAGATTTTAATTCTAAACTTACTCTTGAAGATTTTAAAGAACCACTAGAAGCTGATTATCCAATGAGATTAAGTGAAGAGGTTTTTAGTTATGAAAAAGTAAAAGGAGATTTATGGAATTAAAAGATAAACCTTTTGAAGAATTATTTAATCACATACTGTATCTTATAAACTTTGGTCAAGTTGTACCACAAGATTTAAAACATATGTTTTTATTAAGATTTAATAATGAGATAAATACAATCTTTAAAGAAGATATTAAAAAAGAAGCAATAAGATATTATGAAAAAAATAAAAATCAATTGTTTTTGGAAAAAATTAATTAAGTATTGTTTATTTGTAATAGTACAAGTTACAATATTTACTGTCTTATTAAGTATAATAGATAGTAGAATAACAATGCTTAATAACAATATTGGTAGAGGAAATCTTGATTTTTGGAATTTTTACCTATAACTACTTGTATTGTTATAGCTGGAATATTAGGAATATTAAATTTTAAAATTATAGAAGATGGAAATTAAAATTGTAGATTTATCAAAAGATAATATAAATCTTGAAGAGCTTATTAGTTTTATTAAAAGCTCTTTAAAAGAAAAAGATTCAAATAAAGAAATTGAAAGTATTTTTGAACAAGCTGAAATAAGATTTGGTAAAAATTGGAAAGTTAGAGAGATTAAAACTAATTTTGGTAAACTAAGTGAAAATAGAGACAAAGATGTTTTCTTTGATAAAGAAAATGATATCTTAGTAAATAATCATAAAGATATTCTTTATGCAAAAGGTAAATGGGCTACTGAAATTACATTTAAACCTTTTGAAAAAGTAGTTGTATTTGATGAGGAAGAAAATATTTGGTTTGCTGATATTATGTCTCATTATAATCCAGAAACAGGTAGATTTTATACCATTGGTTATAATAATGTACCTTTTGAAAATATCTCAAAAGATTTAAGTTTAATTGGTAAATCAAGATAAAATGGCTTATTTATTAGTATTAGTAATTATAACTCTTATTATATTCTATGAGTATAGAATTTATAAAATAGAGAAAATTAAAGAGTTAGATTATAAAGATTTTCAAGGAAAATTAGAAGAAAAAAGAAAAGAAGATTTCTTTGAAGAAAAACCTGCAGATGAAATAAATTTCTGGAAAGAAAAATATGAAAGAAGTAGGTTTAATAATTCAAAGTTAAATCAAAAAATTATTCAACTAAACAACAAGTTAAAAAACTATGAAAAACAATCCTAATTATATTAAGGATTTGTATAAATTAGGTTTCCTCTCTGATATATTTATAGAAATTATAGATAGATTAGAGGGGACTCCTATTTATAAGCAAAGACTGAAGAATTTATTAAATCAAGTATTAAAAGAATTAGAAAAAATAAGTGATTTTCACTATAAAGCTCATCAAGATTTTGGTAATCTACCAAATGGAGAAAACAGTGAAATAAGAGCAGTTGATGTATATTTTATAACCTCTAATCATTATAAAGAATTGTTTGAATTACTTACTAATAGTAGTACAGATAAAATTGTAAAAATATTAGAGATATATAAAAATACACCAGAAGCTGATTTTGAACAAGTAGCAGTAAAATATGAACCAGTTAAATAATAACTTCTATTATAGAGGAACAAACATAACTACTGATTTTAAATTAGGTGAAGAGCAAAAAGAAGCATTAGAAGAATTAATTGATTATGTTTTATCAGATGATTTAGAACCTATTACTTTAAGTGGTTCTGCAGGTAGTGGTAAAACTTCTATTATAAAATATTTAGAAAGTTTTATATATAAACACACTAAATACAATTATAATTTCTTATATGCAGCACCTACTCACGCAGCAACAGTATATTTAGGTCTAAATTTAGGTTTTTTACCTTATACATTACAATCTATAGTAGTTAATAGATATGATGATAGAACTAAAAAATGGAATAAGTCTTTTAGCACTAAATTTGAACTAAATCTTATGAAAAGAAATATACTAGTTATAGATGAGTCCTCTATGATAAGTAGTACTGATTTAAAAGATTTATTATTTTTAGCTAAAAAACACCATTTAAAAATTGTATTTTTAGGAGATAAATCTCAAATTCCAGAAGTATCAGATAGTAAGGTAAAACAAATATCTGAAGTGTTTACTTCTATAAAAAATGTAAATATAAATAAAGTATATAGAACTTCTGATAATGATATTTTAGATATATTAACTGAAATAAGAAGTAATCCAGATGGTTATTTACCTGTAACTGAAGATACAGATAATTTAAAATTCTATAATCAGTTAAATAAATTTAAATTTTATGGTGATTTCTTAGATACTTATATAAAAGAACCAGAAGATACAATATTTATAACTTACACTAATAATTCTATAAAAATATTTAACAATAGTGTTAGAAAAGATGTATTAAGTGATAAAAACTTGAAAGATTTACATATTGGAGAGACTATTGTAGGTTATGGTGGTTATAATAATAAAACTATGTTATCAGGTAATTTAGCTAACTCAATAAGGTTTAAAGTAACTGAAGTAAATAGAAGAGATAGTTATTTTGAGATAAAGGCTTTTTCTAAAATAGCTAACAATATAAATGAAGATTTAGGTAATGTAACAACAAATTATTTACCTCTATCCTTAAATGATAGTATTATATTTGATTCTATAACTCTTGAAGATATGGAAGCTAATAATAAAATAGTTTCTAGTATATTTAGGAGAATATATCTAAGTAAGAAAAATGCTATAACTACTGGTAATTGGAAAAGTTTTTACTCAAAAATAAATGAATTTACAAAACCATTAAGTACTATAGATTTAGGTAGTGCTTATATTTATGTACCAGATAGTGATAAAATGGAGTTATTTGATAGAAATAGTGTAATTCATAGACAATTAAAATCACAATATCCAGAATTATTTATAGATAAAGGTGTTGATTTTGGTTATGCTATTACTATTCATAAATCTCAAGGTTCTACTTATAAAAATGTGTTTTTTGATTCATCTTCTACAGAAAATAATATTATACCACTTATGGAAAACAATGTAAAAATTGGTACAGAAGGTAACTCATTAAATTATGTAGGTATGAGCAGAGCTAAGAGTAAATTGTTTGTACTATATGGTAGTAAAATTAAAAGATTAAACAAATGAAAATAGAAGATTATTTCATAGATGAAGACTTATCAGACCTTAAAGATAAATATCATAAAAGATTTGTGTATGATTTATTAACTGGTAATTTTTATGTTAGAGTAGAAGAAGATAGAGATTACATAAATTATTTTTTAACTATAAAAACAAGATATAGTACTGAAGAATTTAGTTATTATATAAATAAAAATAATGATTATATAAGTACATATCACAAAAAAGGTTCTTTAAAAAGTGAAAATAAAGAATTATTAAAAACTATTCATAATAAAACTCTTGAAGTTATTAAAAACAATAAAATAGAAAATGTGAAATATGAAATAGAAACACAATTAAAGTTAGCTGAAAGAGATTTAAATGATAGAATAAATAAAGTTAATAGATTAAAAGAAGAATTAAATAAACTTATAAAATGAGAACAATAGAAGAATTAATTAATTTAGTAAATGAGTGGGCTAAAGATAAAGGTATCCACGATAAAGGTAATTTCTTTACCCAAATAATGAAAACCTATGAAGAAATAGGTGAAATTGTTGAATCACTTGATAAAAATGATAAAGAAGCACTTTCAGATGGAATTGGTGATTCTGTAGTAACACTTATTAATGCTTCTTGGTTTTTAGGAGATGATAAGTTTAAATCATTTATAGAGAAAAAAGATAAAGCTGTAGATTTTATAAAAACTAACTATGGTGAAAAAGCATTAAAAGTTAGTGAAAAATCTATAATAAAAGATTTAATGAGTGAATTAACTTTTATATTCACTGAGTATGTAAATGTTAAAAATCCTAACTTTGAAGAAATAGAAGCATCTATTGTTAGGATTTTATCTAATTTAGAAGTTTTATGTTATAATTATAAGTTAGATTTTACTAATTGTCTTAATGGTGCTTATGAGATTATCTCTAAAAGGACTGGTCATATGAGTAGTAATGGACAATTTATTAAAGATAAGTAATGATAAAAACTCCTGATTATTTAGTACCTATTGAACTAGCTGAAAGGTTAAAAGAGATAGGTTTTGATAAAGAAGTTCATTTCTTTTTCCTATATTATGAAGGTCATAAAATGTTAAGAAAAAGAGGTAGTAAATTTGGTTTTATTACCTCTGATGGTTGTAACCCAGCAAATGTTGATAATTACAATAGAATAAAGGATAAAACTAGTATTCCTACTTGGTTTGAAGTAATAGAATGGTTTGAGGGAAAAATAGAAAAATTAAATATTATCATACAAGAAGTTGATGCTTCTGATTATCTCAAAGGTGTTAAAGATTTCTTTATTTGTAAATTTTTAACTGAAGAAGGAAAATATAAAATTGATAGTAATTCTTGTTTTTATTCTATGATAAGAGGAATAAGTTTACTTAAACATATAAAAGCAGATGAAAATACCTTAAAAGTTTATAGTGATAAGAGAAGTATTCTAATTGCTTCTATTAATTACTTAATAGATTATTATAAAAATAGAGAAGAGTAATTATGTATGATTTAGATAAGAATATTGAAATACTTAAAAATAGTAGGTCTAAACTCTCAGAATTAAATATAATGAGTAATTTCTTTAAAACATTAGATTTATCTAATGTTTTAATAAATACAGGTCTTATAATATCTTATTTTGAATCTAATATAGAAAGAGAAGATTTAGGTAAACTTGAATTATTTAATCTTCAATACACAGATAGTCTATTAGAATTATTAAGAAAAGTAAAATCTAATAAAGAAAGAGAAATAGCTAGTGTAACTGTTAAATATAATAGATTTATATATGGACAAAAGAGATTAGTTTATAATAACCCAAATTTAGATGAAGAATTTGTTATATCTAAGAAATTACACGAACTAGAAATATCTCTGTTATTTGAGAATTTCTTTAATAATATTGAATATAAAGATTTTAATAAACTAATAAGTTTTCATAAGAAATACTCAAGTAGATATTTTTATAACATAGATGAAGATGATAAGAAGTTTATTGAAAGTGATAAGATTAAATATTATACAAGATTTAATACAAAGATAGATTCTGAGTTACTAGAATTAGTTGCTAATAAGAAATTTAAAATTAAACTATCTTATGGTTTTAACTCTAAAGAAACTTCTTTTGAATTATTTACTATTGAAGATTCTGATATTGTATTCCTATGGAATATAAATAAAAAATGTTTTTATATAAGTCAAAGTAACTTTTATTCTTTTGGTGAGATGTTGAATAGTGTACAAACCAAAATTGAAAATTATTCTGGTAAATTACAAAGTTCAATAAATGAGATAATGAAGGATATACCAAAAGAAATAAATAAACTTATAAATAAGTATAATAAAGTATTGGAAGATATAATCTATAATAGTGAGTCTTATGATACAAAAGAAGAAGAAAATATCTTAAAAGCTATGCTAGATTTAAAAATAGGTAATAGTATAAACATAAGTATAAATCAAGATAATATAATGTATGAAAACTATATTAATTAGAGATTCAGTATTTGAAACTAATAGTTCTTCTGCTCACAGTTTATCTATTAACAAAGGTAATAAAATACTAAATGTATTTGATACTTTAAAACCTAATGAAAATGGTATAGTTAATATTAATTGTGGAGGTTACAATTTTAATAGACAAAAACCAAGAAGAACAAATAATACTATAGAGAAAATAGCTTTCTTTGTTACACTATTTGACTATTGGGAAACAACTTATGGTGAAAACAGAATACAAGAAGTAATAAAATTAATAGAACAGAACTCTTTATGTGAAGGTGTTGTATTAGAAGGTATTGGAGATAGTTCTATAGAATTTTGTGGAGATTTTGAAGTACCAGAGGGGCTACAATTATATAGAACTTTATTTGATAAAAACTCTTGGTTATTCTTAATTGGTGATGAGTATTGGTTTGACACTGATGAAGAAGAAAAAGAGTTTTTCAATGTACCAATAATAGAAAAATAATATGAGAACAGTTATTAGAAATAGCGTTTTTGAGACAAATAGTTCTTCATCACATTCTTTATCAGTAGAACAAAATGAATTTGGTTATTATTTAGGAAGTCTATCTTATCTTATTAATGAAAATGGAGATGTTTGGTTAGATTGTAAAGGTGATAATTTACAAGATGAAATAGAATTTAATTCAGAAATAAGAATAAGTGGTGTTGAAGAGAAAATATCATTTATGTTTACTTTATGGAATACTTATGTAGATGACATAAAATATATTTATATGCCAGAAGACTTAATTAATTTTATAAAGAAAAACACTCTTTGTGGAAAAGTCTATGTTCATAATATTGGTAATATATGTCTAAATATAGATTCTAATTATAAATTTGATTTTATACCAACTAATAAAGAAGACTTATACGAATTAATTTTTAGTTCTGATAAAGATATTATTTTATTACATGAAGAATATTAGTAAATATAAAAATGGTAATGCTTTAATATCTATATTTGATGATGGTACAAGATATATAGAATTTGAAAATTCTTTAAATCTAGATTACCCATTAAATATAGATATTAGAGTATCTACTCAATGTAGTTTTGGTCAAAAACCAGATGGTTCGCCAGGTTTTTGTACTTTTTGTCACGAATCAGCTAAAGTTAATGGTATTGAGTGTAATTATGAAGAATTAAAAGAAAAATTAAATGATTTACCTCAAGGTATTGAATTAGCTATTGGCTGTAATAATATGACTGTAGGTCTAAAAAACTTTATTATATGGTGTTCTTTTAATAAAAAATATATTTGTAATGTAACTATTAATCAAGGACATATATCTAAAAATTGGGGACTTATAGAAGTATTAATTAATCAAGGTTACATAAAAGGTCTTGGTATATCTTACAGAAGTTCCTTAAAGTGGAATGTACCACAATCTATATTAGATTATCAAAATACAGTATTTCACGTAATAGCTGGTATAGATGATATAGATGATATTAAAGAATTGGCTAATAAAGGTGTTAGAAAGATACTTATTCTTGGAGAAAAAGATTTTGGTTATAACAAAGGTAAAGTTGATTTAAATAGTAGAAAACATAAACATTGGAGATGGTTTTTATCAGATTTATTTAAACTCTTTGAAGTAGTTAGTTTTGATAATTTAGCTTTAGAACAACTTAAACCAGAGAGATTTTTAACCAAAAAAGGTTTTGAAATTTTTAATCAAGGAGAATATAGTATGTATATTAATGCTGTTGAAGGTTACTATTCTCCTAGTAGTAGAAGTAATCACAGAATGTACTGGAATAAAATAAATATTAAAGAATTTTTTAGTATAAAAGATTACTTTGATAAATGTTATCCTAAATAGTTAATTTAAATATTATGGCAAAAATAGATAAAATAGTAGAACTTATAAATAGATATAATAAGGAAATTAAAGAACACTATAAAATATCTGAAAAATTGGAAGTTGAGAGAAATAGTTTTAATAAAAAGTTTTCTTATAATGAAGGAAATAATGATGCTTATATAAATGCTAAAGAGCAATTTGTGGAAGAATTAGAAGAACTTAAAGAATATTATAGCTATGAATAAAATAGTATTTATTGTAATCCAATCATTACTAACTTTGTTTATGATATTTAGCTTTAGTAATGGAGTCGTTTATTTTATAAAGAATATAAATAAAGATGAAGATTTTTATTTAGGTTTTTTATTAACACTATTAATACTAAATGCATATTTTATCACAGAACAATATAAAATTATTAAAAAGACTTATAAATATGAAAAACAATATAAAAGCAGAAATCATAACTCACAGTAAAAGAGAAAATACAGGTGAGGAAATTATAACTTATAAATTAACTTTTCCAAGAATTATATTAAGTGAAGTTAATACTTATAAGATGATGGAAAAGAACACCAGCTCGTGCCTGCTTGGCAATACCTTAATTACATTTGACCAACCTACGAAGCAAGGTAATAATAAGTTTTGTTCAGTAAAAGTACCTATAAAAGAATTTTGTGAAAAATGGAATAATGGTAATAAACTTAGAAAAAGAAACCCTAATAAAGTAGCTAATTTTGAAGATAAAAATTATACTGCTAAAGAAATTGCAATGGAAGTGAAAACTTCCCCCTCTAATATTAGAAAGCTTTGTAGAGAGGGGAAAATAAAAGTTGAAAACCCTAACAAAAAAAGAGTAGAAGATTTTATTGTCAATGGATTAATTTATAATGAATATCATAATGGATATGAAACCAAGCATAAACCTCATAAACTTATGAATATGAGTGTAAGAGTACTTAATGAAGATACTTTAGAATTTGAAAATGCAAAAGTATCTCAAGTATTCATTTGTGGTGAAAAAGATGTGTATGAGATAGAATTAGAGAATGGTTATAAACTAACTTGTACTGACTCTCATAGAATCTTTACAAATGAGGGTTGGAAAACTCTAAAGGGTATTAATGTTAAATTGTACAAAGGACAAACTATTTGGAATGACCACACTTTTAAAGTTGCAACTAATGGTTTTGAAGTAACAAAAGATTGGTTATTAGAACAAAAAAGTTTAGGAAAAAGTCTAAAACAAGTATGTGAAGAATATAATCTAAATTTCAAATCTGTTTCTAATAAATCAGAAGAGTTTGGAATAAGATGGAGAAAGCCTGCTTTAAACAATGAAACTTTTGAGTATAAAGATAAAGAGTGGCTGGAATCTAAGATAAATGAAGGTTTGTTTTGTCCACAGATAGCTGAAATTTGTAATACCTCTGTTTATAAAATAAGACATCAACTGAAAAAATTCAAAATAAGGGGTAATCATAAAGTAGGTTTCTTAAATGAAAAAGGAGAGGTTTGGAATAAAGGTTTAAAAGGATATAAACACACTAAAGAAGCTGTAGAGAACATGAGAATTGCAGCTCAAAAAAGAAGAAAACCAGATTCTTATAAGTCCTATGAAGTTGATAAAACTAAAAGAATTAGATTTATGTATGAAATGATGAACAAATTTATTTCAGAGGACAAGTATGTGTGTTGTATAACAGGTTTGAGAACTAAATTGAGACTACATCATATAGACCCAGTTTGGCATAATAAAGAACGAGAGTATGATGAAACAAACCTAATTCCAATAGTGGATTGGTTACATAAAGAACTTCATAAAAGACATCTTGATTTGGAGTTTTTAAAATGGTATGAAGAAGGAAGAGATTTAACTACTTTCTTTGATGCTTATGAAGATATGAAAATTCATATTGACGAGATTAAAAAACCTAAACCAGGTGTCATACATAATGGTAAATTATATCATGGAAATCCTTTGTTTTGTCAATTCTTTAAAATAAAGTCTATTACTTACAAAGGAAAACAAGAAACCTATGATATTGAGATAGAAGGTAAGTTTCACAATTTTGTTGCTAATGGATTTGTAGTTCATAACTCTCGTGCTATACCTTTTGAGAAAATGGTGGAAGTGGTTGAGAAAGAGCCTTTTATACCTATTGCTTGGCAATTGCAACACAAAGGAATGCAAGGTGATAAATATCTCACTGACCCTGAACACATAAAAGAAAAGAATGAAATATGGTTAGCTGCAAGAGATATGTCAGTTGATATATCAAAAGAGTTGATTGGAAACATAAACAAGATTATTTACGATGAAGATAATGTTGTTAATAGTGTAGAAATACCAAACACTTCTTTGTCTAAAAACTATTCTAATAGATTGTTAGAACCTTTTATGTGGACTACACAATTAGTTACAGGAACTCGTGAATCTTTTAAACACCTATTTGAACAGAGATGTCCTCAATATGAAATAGATGGTAATGCTTTTGGTAAATTGTATTACAAATCCAAAAAATCAGCTATTGAATGTTGTGATATGAATGGTATTTCTAATTATCCAGATATTGATGATGATTTAGCTTGGTTAAAAATAAACAAAGGGCAAGCTGAAATTCATTTTATGGATTTGGCTGAAAAGATGTATGATGCTCTAAATGAATCTAAACCAGATATTCTTAAAGAAGGTGAATGGCATATACCTTTTCAAGAAGAAATTTGGAAAAGTAAACAAGATGAAAAATTAGAAGATTTTATTAAAATATCCGTTTGTCTTACAGCAAAAGTTTCTTACACAAAGATTGGAGATGATAATTCTATTACTATAGAAAAAGCAAGAGAAATGTATGAGAGACTTAAAAATTTAGGTCATTGGAGTTGTTTTGGACATATAGCTAAGTGTATGACTAATGAGGATTATGATACTTGGATTAAAGGTAGAATACACGAAGATTCAAGTGATTATAGAATAATAATACCTGAAGAAACTAAAGGTTACAATAAACAATTAAGGGGATTTATATCTCTTCGTCAATATGTAGAAGATGGTGTTGAATTAAAAGATATTTAAAATAATTAATCACCAATAAGAATAAGTGGTAATCTCTAATGAGGCGTACTTTTAAATCTTAATAGTGTTTGTAATTCTTATTGGTGATTTTAAAATTAAATAATATGAATAAAAATATAATATATGCTACAATAGGTATTATTTTGAGTATACTATTATCTATATTTGTAGTTTGTTTTGTAAATTGGAAGTGGAATTTTGAACAAATAAGTTCTGGTGAAAGACTTTTTATAGTATTTTCATCTATTACTTGTATAGGTATAACTTTTGTTCTTATAGGCATTAATGAGGATTTTAAAAATAAATTATGAGTAAATTTGAAATAAACCAAAAAGTATTTGACTATTCTTATGGTTGGGGTAAGATAATTAAAATAATTACAACATCAGATAGTTCTGAAGAACCAATAATTATGTTTGTAAATGATAATAATATTTACAATTTTTATGATTTAGAAGGTAGAAATGTATGTTTAATTGATAATATTATCAAATATAGAGCAAATAAACCAACATTAGCAACAAAAGAATATTATCTCGAAGATTTTACTCAAGAACCACAAATTAATTATACAAAATATATAAATAAATGGGGTAAATTTGGTTTTTCTGAAGATAAAATAGAAATTATCGGAATATTGAAAGATTTCAGAGAAACATCAGAAGGATTAAAATATTTTTATCCATTTGAAGATAGAAATATAAGTTATGAATATTTTCAATTATTATCTGATGAACAATTAAAAATATTTGGTTTACAATGAAAAAATATATAAAGTATCCAAGTTATCTTGTACCATTAAATATTGCTAAAGAGTTAAAAGATATAGGTTTTAAAGATAAAGTTCATTTTTATTATAATCTTGATAAAGAATACAAAGGTTTATATGTAATAAGAGAATCAGAAAACTTTAATAAAAATAATACTGTATCTATTCCTGTATGGGAACAGGTATTTGAATGGTTTAGAGAAAAAGGTTTACACTCTCATATTGAAGTTTCATATACAAACATAAAATATGATAAAAAATCACCTAAAATATTTAATGAGTGTAAAACAGAAATATTAGAAAAACCTATTACTCTTTATAATTATTTTACAGGTCATAAAGCCAATGGAACTTTTATCTTTGGTGCATTAAATAATACTATAACTCTTCATACTAAAAATTATAAAAGTTATGAAGAGTGTAGAGAAGCTATGGTTAATTCATTAATAAAACTATATAAAAATGGAAACAGTATTTAAAGTAGGAATGAAGGTCTATGACCAAATAAACTTTCCTAATTTGGAAGGTAAAGTTGTAAAAATACATAATGATGAAAGTAAGTACCCATTGGGGGTCTGTTTCAATAAAGAGATGTCCATACATTATTATGATTTAAAAGGTCGTTTTAGGAAAGATAATATTCCAACACTTTCAACAAAACCTTATAAAGTAGAACTACAAGGCTTTGAACAAAAAGAGCCAGCAAAAACTTACGAAGAGGCTTTAAAATGGTGTATAGGAAACCTTAAAGATTATAGAGAGTGTGTTTGCACTGAATATGTTAATGAAAAACAGGAAAATGCTCTTGAAGCATTAAGAAAACTTATAATTTTAAGGGACTATTACAATGAAGGTTGGGAGGCTAATTGGGAAGAACAAAAAAGAAAATATTGTATTCTTGTAAATAAAAAAGAAATAGATATTACAGATAATGAAACTATATCAAGAGTATTATGTTTTAAAAGTGGAGAAATCAGAGACAAATTCCTCGAAGAACAAAAAGAACTATTAGAAATAGCAAAACCTTTATTATAAATAATAAATAAAATAAAAATTAAAAATTATGGGGAAAATTAGTAAATCTATTAAAAATAAAAAATTAAGTGAATTGGAGTTTTTATGTAAAAAACATTTAATAGACTCTTTACTAAGTCATTATAATAATTATTTAGAATATGTAGATTCTGGTTTAGATTTTATAGATTTTAAATTAGAAGGATTTTATTTTACAGCTTTTTGTAATAGATTGAAGGGTACAATTACTAATATAAAATCTAATAAGTTATTTTTAAATATATTTGTACATAATGAAGATGATGGGAGAAAAATTTATGATTTATTATCTAAAAAAGAAATTATAAAAATAAATAGATTAATAGAACTTAAAAATGAGCTTTTAAAAATAAAAGTATTAAATAAACAACTATGATACAAATGAAATTAAAACAGATAAGGAAAGTTTTTATAAGCAAGGTAATTAATGCTTTAATTAAAGATAAGAGTTTTAAAGTTTTAGAATCTTGTTTTGATGGTTTTTCTGTTGAAATAGAAGATTATAAATTCTTTTTATTTTTAGATAGTAATGATTTTATTTATGAAATAAAATCAGAAGTTATATTTTCTTATCATAAAGTAAAAGATAAGAAATTGGGTAAAAAATTATTTAACAGTGTTATAGAAAAAATAAAAAATGGTAAATAATTTAGACTATATAAAATTCAGACTAAAAGAAGTATTTGATTTAAATAATAAAGATTTGTTTTTTCACGTAATAATTATGCAAAGAAAAAAGGAGGTTGAAGGAATAAATAAGAACTCTAATGTTATTAAATCTTATGCTGTAAAGAATCTAGAATATTTAGAAAATAAACTAAATAATGAGATAATTCCTATATGTGATAGCCAAAATGCTAGAGCAATGATAAATCTCAATCCAAAGAGTTTTAAGAGGGTTTCTCACTGTATGTTAAGAAGATTATCAGAATATATAGAAAGTGACTTTTATGAAGGTGCTATTACTAAATTATTTGATAGTTGTACAGCTTCTTCATCAATTAATAAAGAATTAGGTATCGAGAAATATTGGTTAGTGGATGTTGATATTAAAGACCAAGAAACTTTTAATAAAACCCAATCTATAATTAATTTATGTAGCCCTATAGAAGTTGGAAAACAAAAAATAAGAGGTTTTGAAGAAACAAAAAATGGATTTCATTTATTTACTACACCTTTCAATTTGAAAGAATTTAATGATTATAAACAAATTGTAGAAAATATGAAAATCTTTATGAATGTTGAAGTAAAAAAAGATTGTTTAACTAATTTGTATATACCATAATGAGAAATAAAAATATTTTTAGTTGGTTAGTTTTAATATTTATTATTATAATTATTATATTTTGTGTAAAAGCTTGTGATAATAGTATTAGAAAAGAAGATTCAAAGCTAATAGAGTCTCTTAATGATTCTATTAGCTATTATAGAGATGTTGAAGGTATTTTACACTCTAAAATATCTATTATTGAAGATGATTATTTTTTGAAATTAAAATTAAAAGATAAAGAAATTGTTGAACTTCAAGACTTAGTAAAAAAGTATAATAATGTAAAATCAGCCACTATAATTAAAACTGAAACTAAAATAATAGAAAAAATTGTAAATAAGACTATTTTAGATACTATCTCTAATACACCTATATATGAATCTAGTTTTAATCTAAAAGATTATATTTGGGGAGATATAGTAGCAAAAAAAGATACTACTGATATTAAAATAAATATAAAAAATGATTTCAGTATAGTTACTTACAAAGAAAAAAATAAACTTATTTTAGATGTAAGTGATAAAAATCCATACAGTATTACTAAATCACAAAGAAGTTATATTAATTTACCTAAACAAAAAAGATTTGGTTTAGGTGTTAATGTTGGTTATGGAATTAGTAAGAGTGGTTTAAGTCCATATGTAGGATTAGGAGTAAATTATAACTTAATTAATTTTTAAAATGGAAACAATATTTAAAGAAAGTCAAGAAGTATTTGATGAAGTTTTTAGAGAAGGTAAAAAAGGTATAGTTAGAATTGTATCTAAGAACAAGTTTAGAAACTATATACTTGTAGATTTTGAAGACTCTACACCAGCTTTATATACTTTTGATGGTATTTTAATTGATATTGATGGTGAGTTTGTAGATGCTAGACCAACATTGTCAGTTTTTGAAACTAAATGTGTAAGTAAAGAAGATTTTAAGAAAATACCAACTTTTGAGGAAGCGTGGGATTATACAAAAAATGTTTATATTGATAAAATAGGAAATTTTAAAAAGTATGAAGGTTATCCTTCACAAGAGTTAGCAAATGCTTTTGAAGCATTAAGGAAATTAATATTTTTAAGAGATTATTACAATGCTAATTGGAAACCTGATTGGAATAATAGTGATACATTTAAATATTGTATTGAAATATACAGAGGAAATCTAGAATCTATGAATTATAATACTACTTATAAAATTATGTTTTTTAAAACCCCAAAAATCAGAGGTAGATTCTTTGAAGAACAAAGAGAACTCTTAGAGATTGCTAAGTCTTTATTGTAAATAATTAAATATTATTAAATTATGTTAGATAAAGAATTAGAAGAAGCATTAATGGAATCAAATATAGAACTTATTGAAAAAGTTTTAAATGATATACCAAGAAAAAGTCCTGAAGAAGCTGCAAAAGAATGGTTTAAAAATTTAGATGGTGTAAAATTTTCTGATTGGGGTAAAGATTTATTCAAACATTCTATACCAATAAGAGAATTAGAAATACCTAGTGAATTATTCATTAATTGTCTTGAAAATAAAAGTAAAGCAGAACATAAATTAATAAATTATTTACAGAGACTTCTAAATAAAAGTGAAAACAGATTTTTTCATAATAAAAATCACATAAAACACTTATTTATTAAATTAGAAAGTAGGAGTCCTAAAGATTATTTACAAGAGTATCCAAAGGAAACTTTAAAATCTGTAATTAATGCTCAAGATATTATAGATGCTTTACTTGGTTCTTTAAGAACTTTTGAAGATTTGTGTTTTTTAGTTAAACTTAGTAACACTATAAAACTTTATATTAGACCTTTTACTTATATGTATAGACCTTTTGAATGGAGAGTTTTTGTAAAAGATAGTAAAGTAATAGGTATAAGTCAGCAGTTCTATAATAAAACTTTTGATTTTGAAAATTATTATAATAAGTATTTAGATTCTGTACAAAATAGTATATTGTATTTTATGAACAACACTTGTATTCCTAATATAAAAGTAAAAGACTTTGTTGCTGATTTATATGTTAAAGATGATAACTATCATATGGGTAAAAACAGATTATTACCAGTAACTATTATAGAAACTAATCCTTATGGATTATCAGACCCTTGTTTATTTAAAAGCTATAAAGAACTAGAAAGTACTAATATTACTTTTAGGTACAATAAATAAGCATAGTAACTATGAATAAATTAGAAAAACATATATTTGTTTCAGAAAAAGTAAATAAAGAATTAAAACTAATAAAATTTGATTCTCCTGTATTGTTTTATAGAAATAAAACTACAGGAGAATTATATACAAAAGATACTATAAAATACATATTAGGTGGAGAAATAATAGTTTTATATACTTATGAACAAGTATTAGAATGGTTTATTAATAAAGGTTATTTTTATAGTTATTACTATATGAAACATAGAAATTCTTATGTGTATGCTTATGATGTATTTAAAGATAAAAAATATATGAAAAATAGCTATAAGAAAACTTATTTTAATGACCTAACAGAGTTGAAAGAAGAACTAATATTGTTTTTGATAGAATTAGTATTTAAAAAAGGTGAGTAGTATGAAAGTTATTTTATTTATAATGTCAGTTGTAATTGTATATTTATTATCAAAAGTATTTAATCAAGCTAGAGAAATAGATGATTTAAAATATGATAATAAACTATATAAAGGTAAGATAAATTTATTAGAAAAAACAAATAAAATATTTTAGAGATGAGTACATTTACAGTAGGTGATAAAGTTTTTTATCCTTTTTATAGAAATAAATACTTTAAGGGTATTGGTACTGTAAAAGGTGAAAATAAAGATTATATTAAAGTTTCTTTTGGTGATAATTATGATAATATAGAGTTTACCAAAGATGGTAAATTAATGAAAAATTTAAATGTTTTATTGTTTAATTCTGAAGAAGAATTTGATAAAATTGAAAGGTTTTATTATAATACACCAATAGATATTAGTGTAGATGAAACAGATAAAATGAAAATATTTGAAGCACTAATTAAAGCAAGAGATTTTTATAATGAAGGTTGGACTCCAAAATGGGATAGAGTTTCTGAGTCAAAAAGTGTTTTAACAGTTAAAAGTAATGAAATAGATATAGAATATTCTTGGATTAATCTAAGAACATTTTATTTTAAATATTACGAAATAGCACAACAATTCTTATATAATTATAGGTTATTTTTAACACAAATAAAAGATTTTATATGATGAACAAGAATAAAAATATTATAGTATTATCAGGTAAAAAAGGTTCTGGTAAAGATACATTTGCTGATATATTTAAGAGAAGTAAATTAATTCAAGAACTTAATGATGGTATTCCATTTGATAAGATAATTGATTATAAAGTTTTATCTTTTGCTAGTCCAATAAAATATATTTTAAGTTATTTAACTAAAAGAACTATTGAAGACCTGGATAATAACAAAAATTATGAATTATCTCCAGGAAAGACTGTAAGAGACTATTATAGATTAATAGCAGATGCTTTTAAAGAAATATTCAGTGAAGATATTTGGGTTGGTCAATTAATATCTAGTATGAATGAAAATGATAGATATATTATAACAGATTTAAGATTTAAAAATGAATATAATATACTATTAAAATACTTTAATCCAATATTCATAAGGATTAAAAGAGATGTTGAAGATGACCAACATAAATCTGAAACAGATTTAGATGATATACCAGATGATGAATTTGATTTTATCATTGATAATAATGGAGATATTGATTCTCTTAAATTGCAAGTTAATAAATTAATAGAGAAAATAAATGACATCTAAAGAAAGAGGTGCTTTAATATCTAAAGCAGTAAAAACAGCTATGGATAAAATAAGTAATCCATTAAAAGGTTATAGAAAATATTCTGTTGTTTATTCACCAAATATATCTGAAAATCTAAAGAATCTTATAAAAGAGTATATACCAATATATGGTGATACTTATGCTGAAGCTATTTATGAAATAGAAAGAATAAAAAGAATAACTCTAAAAGATATCAAAGATTTTTGTAAAGATAAAAATTTAGAAGATAAAGAGTTGTTTGAAGAAATTAATGAATTGTATGATAATTCTAAAATATGGGATTATCAGTATATTGAGTTTTAATAATGGCAAGTATAAAAGTAAAATATTTAGATGATAGAAGACAATTCTATTTAGAAAATAAACCAGTTATACTAAAATATCTTGTATATTTATTTGAATATAAAATGAAAATACCTTATTATGAGAGTATAGATTTTATTATTAATGGTAAAACTGTATATAGTGGTAAGAAAAATGATTTAGATTCAATGATTGGTTTTGGTTTAACTGATAATACAGATTGTGAATTAATTTATTACTAAAATATGGAAGCAATAAATATTTTAAAAGTAGAAAGTAAACATAAACTATTTAAAAAAGAAGAAGAAGCTAATGCTGTAGAACTTATTAATTTAGAAGGTGTTGGTTTTGACCTTATAGTACAAAAAGATTTATATCAAATTGGAGATTTAGTTGTTTATATACAACCAGATTATTGTGTAGAAAACAATGAATTATTCTCTGAATTTATAGCACCTAAAGGTGATATGTCTAAATCTTATTTAGGTAAAATAAATGAAATACCTTCTAGGATTAGAGCTAAACAATTCCTTTTATCTAAAACACCTAATGGTAAAAAACTGTATTCTAATGGTATTGTATTACCACTTAATTTAGTACAAGAATTTATAAATAAAAAGTATGGTTACAATAAAGCTAGTATCACTGATGCTTCTAAGTTAGGTGTTTATAAATATGAAGAACCAATAGATGATAATAGTGATTTAGGTGAATTTCCTTCTGGTTTTTATCAAACAGATGAAGAAAATATCAATAATATTTGGGGAGAATTAAAATTTCCTGTATTTCTTATTGGTACTGAGAAAGTAGATGGTAGTTCTGTAACTATATCTTCTAAAACTATTTGTACTAGAAATAGGTCTATAAAAAGATATATTAAAATACCAAAAGGTAAAAGAAAAAGAACTTTCTGGGAAATAATAACTTTTCAAAAACCAGATTTAACTATCTATGATACTGTTGAAAATAATAAAAGTAATTTTATTAAAATAGGTAAACAATATCAAGATTTACTAATATCTCTAAAAGCTGATGAATATGTTTTAAGAGGTGAATTAGTTGGTAAAGGTATTCAAAAAAGTTCAGTTAATTTAAACTCTAAAGAAGAATTGAATATCAAATTTTATGGTATTGATATTATTGAACACGGAATAACTAAGAGACTTTGTTTTGATGAATTTATGTATAAAGCTAGTGTTCTTAATATACCTACTGTAAGAGTTCTATTTGAAGATAAATTTAAATCTAAGGAGGAACTTATTGAAACTTGTGAGAAAACCTTTGAAGAAAATAAAAATATGGAAGGTATTGTTATTAGAGATGAAGGTGATTTCTCAGCTAAATATATGAACAATTATTACGACAGTAAAAAATGATTACACTTTTAATTAGTGCTACAGTTGGTTTTATACTAGTAGCTTCATTTGATGAATTTATAGAAAATGATTAATTTATTTGGTATTTTGTTAAGTGGTGGAGATGATATTTATAATGACCCATCAGAAACTAATTGGTACAATGTAGGTATATTTATTTTTATATGTTTATTTATATATCTATTATTTGGTGGTGGAAATAATAAACCTTCTAAAACTGTATGAGAAGATTTGTAATAGGTGATATTCACAATAACTATAAAGCACTTAAACAAGTAATTGAGAGGTCTAATTATAATTATAATGAAGACCTCTTAATTTTCTTAGGTGATTATGTTGATGGTTATTCACAAGCTAAAGAAACAATAGATTTTCTATTAGAATTATAAGAAAAATCTATTAATAAACCAATATTTATAATGGGTAATCACGATTGGTGGTTTTTACAATATTTAAAATATGGTACTATTGATAGAATTTGGCTAAACAATGGTGGTGATACAACATTTAAAGATTTTAATGTTGCAAATATGCTTTTTGAAGAAAAAGAAAAGTATTTTAACTTCTTTAATAACTTACATTATTATTATAAAGATGATGATAATAATGTATTTGTACACGCTGGTTATTATTATGGTGTAGGGGAAGATGATATTAATACTTATTTATGGGATAGATATTTGTGGTTTTTAGCTTTAGAATTAGATTCAAAGTGGAAAAATGGTGATAAAAACAAAATATTCACACAATATAATGAAGTATTTATAGGTCATACCACTACAATGAATTGGGTAGCTAAACCACATTATCCAGAATATGAAAATAATAAAACTGGAAGAATTACAGTACCAATGAATAGATGTAATGTTTGGAATCTTGATACTGGTGCAGGCTACAAAGGAAGATTAACAATTATGGACATAGATAGTAAAGAATATTGGCAATCTGATATGGCTATATTATTATATCCAGAAGAAAAAGGTAGGTAGTATGAAAATATTTAATGATTTTTATTCTGATGAAGCTGTTCAATTTTTATTAAATGAAATAAAAGAAAGAAATAATAATACATCATACATACTTTTAGAAGATTTCATCACTAAAGAATTAATTAATAAAATTAAAGGTAGAATGTCTAAAGATGAAACTGTACTAATAAAAGTTAAAAGTGATGTAGTATTAGAAATATATAATAGTGATGTTAGAGATGATTATGGTTCTTTCGGTTATACAGCTTTATATTATAAAATATATATTCCACCAAAAGAACCTGAAATTCTATCTATAAGTAAGTTTTTTAAGAGAGATAATAAATTAGACCCAGATTATTATAATCCATTAAAAGGTGAAAAATTTATAAGAAGTAAAGAGTCCTTAATTGATTATATGGATTCAATGTTTAAAAATTAAATTTATTATGAGTAGAAAGTTTATAACAGTAATGTTTCCATACCCAAGTGGTGCAGGTTTGCATTTGGGTCACTGGTATAATTATACAATAGTTAATTCTTATTGTAATTTATTGAGATATATGGGTGATGAAGTATATCAACCTTTTGGCTATGATGTATTTGGATTACCTACAGAAAATTATGCTATTAAAATGAATAAACCAGTAGAGGAAGTTGCTAAACTTAATATTCAAAATTTCACTGAAGAAATGAAAAGAATGAATGTTAATTTTAAATATAAATTTTCTACTTGGGATAAAGATTATATAGCTAAAACACAGTGGTTATTTAAAGAGTTGTTGAATAGAGGTTTAGCTTATAAAGATACAAGAGAAGAACCTTATTGTCCTTCTTGTAAAACATCTTTGGCAAGGGAACAAGTTAAAAATAATTGTTGTGAAAGATGTGGTACATCTGTAGAGTATAAAGCTTTACCACAATGGTTTTTTAGAATAACAGCTTATAAAGATAGATTAATTAAAGACTTAGATAAAGTTGATTATCCAGAATCTACAAAGAAACAACAAAAAGCTTGGTTAGAGAATTTGCACGATTGGTGTGTATCAAGACAAAGAAAATTTGGTTGTCCTATACCAATAGAAGGAGAAGAAGATACATTAGATACTTTTGTAGATTCATCATTTTATTGTATAGAATATGATAAACAAAGACCAGTAGATATTTATGTTGGTGGTAAAGAGCATGCTTGTATGCACTTAATTTATGCTAGATTTATTTGTAAATTCTTGTTGGAAAGTTAATAAAGTTGTATCAGAATGGAGAATATTTTATAATAAGAATAAAAACTTAAAACCATCAAAAATAATAGAAGAATTTTATAAAGTTTTGTTTAATTAATGTTACTTAAAAGGGAGTGAGACACTAAATGTGTTTTCACTCCCTTTTTTATTTTAATATTATTAATTTTCTTTAGGTTTATTTTTAGAACCTTTTGGTCTACCTTTTTTATTTTCAGGTTTATGGTTCTCTTGTTTATTTTTCAATCTTTCAAGAACTTCTTTATAAGACTCATCTTTTTGTTTAGAAATTTTAGATTCTACATCTTTATATTCATCTTGTTTTCTAAGTTCTGTATATTCTTTTTTAGCTGAATATTCACCTTCAGATTTATAATCTTTAATCCACTCATCATACCATTCACTTGCTGCAAACTCTTTATTATTTTCATAAGGCATATTAAACCCTTTATGTCCAATATTTAAAGAGTTTTGTATTACTGAAGGTAATGGTGAAGTTTTAATAAAATCTTTAGTACTAAATTCACCTTGAGTAAGTCCAGTAGTAAATTTAATTACACTCTCAGCCCACATAACAGCAGAGTTTCTACTCACATCTGAAGCTAAAGCTTTTGGATTTTGAAACATACTAACTGAATCTATCATTCTTGAAATTTGATTATCAGCAAAATTATGGAATTTTCTTTTTGATGAATCTTCATCATCGTCATCATCCCATAATAAACCTTTAGCTAATAATAGTATAGCTAGGTAACCTAATTTAGTAGCTATTTCTTTAGCACAAGCTCTTAAAGCACCTATCTCTTCTTCAGATAAATTAGAGTTAGAATAGCCATCATACTTCATATTAATACCTAATTTACCACCTAAATTGACCATTTGTAGTGGAAAGTTTAAAGTTGATATTAATGTACTTCTAAGGAAGTATGCTAATTCTCTAATATTAAATGCTTCTTTTCTTATACCTTGATTACCACCATACATATTCTTAATAAATTTGTATGCTACTAAACCACTAATACCAATAGCACCAACAGCACCTATACCAAGACCTAATGAAGTAGTTAAACCAATTACACCAGTAGTAACTAAAGCTGGATTATTATTAGCTAAATATCTATACCTACCAACAACTCTTTTTTTACCAGTAAATATATCTACATCACCTTTACCACCACCAGAAAATCTAGATTGAAAATGTTCAAAAACCCATTTTTTAAATAATATAAGTACTTGACCCCATATAGTTTTAGAAGCTAATATGGTATCTTGTTCATCATAGTTACCTTGAGTTCTTGAAATAGCATTTTTCATTTTATTCCTTTGTATTAAGAATTGATTATTCTCTAAATTAGATTCATCAACAGCAAAGTTTTCCCAGTTAGAGATATTCTCCTCTGTTCTAAATTCATCTTTTAATACTAATTTACCATCAATTTCATCCCAAATCTTAAACTCATTACCATCAAAAATTTGTACTTCATTACCATTAATATCTTTAACTTTAGTATCCATTAATATAGCTAATACTACTGATAATTGGTTTTTAAACTCTGGATTATCAACAGCCATAGCAAATAAATTTGTATACTTCTCAAAATCAAATTTAGACTGGTCATTATTTCTTTCCAATGGATTTTTTCTATCTTGTACTAGTTTTAACCTATCTTTAAGTATAACAAGCTTTTTAAGTTCTTGTTGTTTCTTTAAATCTTTAGGTTGTAATCTCTCTGGTAATATTCTAAGTATATTAGCAAAAGACATAAAAGAATCTACTTTAGGTATATTTCCTGGTGTCCAATAATTACCTGTCATATCCATTATAAGGTTAGTATTTTTACCTTCCATTCTGTTGAATATACCACCAATAGGAGATAAACCAAGAGCCTTAATAATTATAGTTTTTAATACTCCTTGAATAAGTCCAGCACCATTTAAGTCTAAGCCTAATTCAGATATTTTATTTTCTATATGTACTTGAAAGGCTTTTTCAAAATCTTGTGGACTAATAGTTACTGGTGATTTACCCTCTTGTTCTAGAAAATAAGTACCTTTAGCATTTGTATAAGTTGTATCACCTATAGTAAATCTATATTCAATATTAGGATTATGACCTTTCTCTTTAGCTTCATTATAGAATTTTAATAATTCTTTTTCAGTATCAGAAAGTAAATAACCCTCTTTACCTTTTATATCACTTAATTTTCTCTTTAAAAATGGTATATGAGCCATTTTATCAAATAACCATTTAGACCACTTAGAATCACTTATATTAGCACCAATCATACTATCTGTACCTCTATAATGTTCTGATTGATTTTTGATAACTCTATTAATGAAATTTTCTAATTTTTCAATAGATTTTCTTCTTTCATCACCAAATCTATCAGTAATCTTTTTATGTGAATCTAATATTATATTAGCTATTGGTAAAACCTCCTCTCTAGCTTTTTGTAAAGCAGTCATATCAAGTAAAGAAGCTGTAATTTTATTTATATCATCAGAATAGTTAGATAATACTAAATGACTAGCTATATTTCTAGCTAAAGTTTTCTTATCAGCATTATTTGTATTTAATTTATACTGTTTAGATAAATCTATAAGTTCTTGTGTTTCTTTATTTAAAAGAACTTTATACATTTCATCTATTTCACTTTTTGCTGTATCATTATAATTAGCTATAACTTGATTTGAATTACCTTTATGATAACCTCTTTCATAAAAAGATTCTTTATATGCTTTTAATGCTTGAGAGATTAATTCACTACCTTTTAAAAATATACCTTTTTTATCCGCTACTGTTTCAAATAATTCTCTCTCAATTTTAGCATAAGACATTTTACCAGTACCATAAGTTGGATTAATATAATTAGAGTAAATATCTTTCATTACTCTCCAATATTCTAACTTATTAGCATCTGTTTCAATCTCTTTACTAAACTTTTCATTATAAAAACCAGTACTTTGAGTTATCTCATTACCATTATCATCAAAAGTAAAGAATTTTTCTCTTTTAGGTAAGAAATAACCTGTTTTATAATCAAAGAATACTGGTGATGAGTTACCAGAATTACTCTTAACAAATTTGGCACTAGTATAATTACTAGAATTGTAATGTTTAATAAACTCATAAGGGTTTATTTTAACAATATCTAATGGGTCGTGATTAACATCTCTTTCTATTAAGTCTTTAGAAATTTCAAATTCTTCTAATATTCTTAGAAGATTATCCATTTCTTCATCAAATCTTGAACCTAATTCTTTTTCAAGTTTAGCTTGATATGCTTGCATTTCTTGGTCTGAGAAAGTAAATTCACTAGGATATAAATGACCATATAATTGTTTAATAACTGGTAATTTTCTAAAATCAATAATATCCATATTAGATTTTAACCAAGTCATTTGCTCAGCATATTTAGATATATAATCTTTATCTTTATTAGACATTATAGATTTAAACTTATACCAAGCTCTTCTAAATTCTGGTGTATAAACATCTATAATATTACCAGTTCTAACACCTTGTTCATTAGTTTCAAATATGAAACTAAAGTTTTGGTTTTTATCAAATTTATTTACAACAGCTAATAATTTTTCTTTTAAAGATTCAGATTCAGATTCTTTAGATACTTTTTTAGTTTCAAGAATTGATTTGAGAATTTGTGGTAATAATGTTTCTTTACCAGATTGTTGTCCAATACCAAGAAAATATTTTTCCAAGAAATTAATATCATCTCTTGCCTCTAACATTTTTCTTATATCAGCTTCTGTAATATCAGTATTCTTAGTTACATTATTGTGAAAAGTAATATCATTCTTAATGATATTATCCCTAATCTCATCAATTTTAGTATTATATTTTTTTACTAAATCTTCAACTTTATTTCTAACAATATTGTATTCAGCTTCATCATAATTTCTTAAACCTTTTAACTCAGTATTACCTTCATTATCAAAAGTTTGACCAGTAATAAATTCATATAAGAATTTTATTTTATCACTAAAAGTATCAAAATTAAGATTGTTGATATCATCAAGTTCATTAAATAAAGAGTCCAACTCATTATTTAAGTTACTAAACAATAACACTGAATTATTATTAAACTGTTCAATTTCATCTTTTAATCCATTTTTGATAAGTGTTAATTTATGAATTAAATCAAGAGTTCTTTTTAAATCTTTCTTAGGATTAGTTCTATCAATATGTAATTGTTTTAGTTGTTTTTCAACTTTTTTTAGAGATTCTTCTTTATAGTTAAGCCATTCTTTATAATTATCTGTTTTAGGTTTACTAGAATTTCTAGGACTCTCAGCTTCTTCAAGACTATATTGTTCTAATTCTCTTTTTTTCTCTAATTCATATTCAGATAAATACCTTTCATCAGCATTTAATAAATATTCCTCATACTCTCTTCTTAACTTTTCTTCCTCTCTTCTGTAATATTCAAATATATCCCACTCTTCTTCTTTTTCTTTTTGTTCCTCTTCCTTTCTTATCTCTAATAGTTTATTTGGTGTACCTGTAATTATACTTATACCATCATTTATTAGGTCTAATTTTAATCCATACACACCAATTTTTTTTAATCTACCAAGAACAGTGTTACTAAAACTATCACTTCTACGTAACTCTATTCTTAATTCTCTAGTTGTTTCATTTACAGTAACAAATCTTGGGTCTATTTTTAAACCAGTGAGTACTTTTAATACATAGTTTTTTTCTGTTTTTCTGTAAAACTCATCTCTCTCTTCTGTTGAAGTAAAAGCATCTTTATATATGTTTTCTTTATCAGCATTTCTTGGACTTTCTGCTTCTTCTTCTGTATTATTATATAAATCCCATAGCTCTTCTCTTACTTCCATAAGAAGTTTAGGAAACATCTCTTTCCATATACCTGTATCTTGATTATGTGTAAATTTTCTATTACCTGTTTTTAATAAAGCTTCAAATGCGTCTACATTTTGTAGGAAAGATTGTTTTATTAAATCTTTCATTAATCTTATATTGTAGTCATTTTTAGTATTAGCACCCCATTTTCCAGGTATTTTAACTCCACCTTTAATCCATTTTCTATTCAAATATGTTGTATCTTCACGTATTCCACTTTTTAAACTTTGATAAGCATGTTCAACAGAATAATACCTAAAACCTTCATATTCAAAAGGTCTATAAGCTAAATTAGATAACTCTTTATTCTCATTAGTTCCATAATAAATATTTAAAGGTTCTTCTTGTTGATTATTATTTTCACCAAAATTAACTCTACTACTAGCACTTGTATCATCTACAGTTTTATACTTACCATATTTCAACATTAGATAATTCATAACATTAGCTGTAGTACTTTCAACATCTGTTGTAGATAATATTTTAGAACCTCTAAAAGTATCTTTTAATTTATTTAAATAGGCTTGTCTTAGTTCTTCTGTAGCTAAATTATCACCAAAATTATTTCCAGTCTCAATCCAAGTTAAAAACATTTTTTTAACTCTCTCACCACCTTTACCATCTTTATTATATTTAGATAAACTAAATGGATTACCAAAAGCATTTATTTTATCTAATAATGTTAATGGTGATGATTTAGAACTTATCTCATATACAACAACAGATTCATTAGTTATTTGTTTTGATAATTCATTCCTATCATTAAGTACAAATAATATATTATTACTTGGTATTTTATGTATTACCTCATTATATACTGTGTTATATAAAGATTGCAATTTACTACCAGTAATATTTTTAGATAAAGAACTTAGATGATTGATAAAATCATCTAAGTTCATTTCTTTATTGTTGAATTTTACTATACAACTCATATTATTAACAATTTATTTCTATTAATTTTTGATTCTTTAATCTAGCTATTATGTCATTTAAAGATAAACTAGTTTCTTTTACCCAACTTAAAACTATATCTTCTATGTTTTGATTAGATACATAATTATTAGTAGGTGTAACTTTTTTAGAATTTTCTCTGTAGTTAAGCATTTCCATAACAGAGTTAATAGCTTCATCAGTATAAGTAGCACCAGTTACATATCTGAGTAAATCTCTAATAACTTCTTTAAATTTATCTAATAAAGACTTATCACCAACCTCAGTATTATCTAATTTATTTCTAAATTCATTAGATACAAACACACCAGCAATAAATTCCCTAATATTTTTAGTGTAATAAACATTATCTACAGAATCTTTAGGTAAAGATTTTTTAGCTTCTTCATAAAGTTTTATTATTTTATGAACAAAAGCTGGTGCATTTTGATTAGGTATTAAACTACCACTACTATCATAAGTACCATATTTACCTAACTCATTTATAGTTATACTATGAATAAATTCTTCTAATAGCATTTCACTTATTATACTTTCTACAGACTCATTGTTATTTTTGTATTTACCTTCTACATACTGTATTACGTTTTTAGATATCTTAATAGTATTAGTATTAGGGTCATAAGTCATACCTTGTCTATCATCAGTACTACTATTACCAATATAATCAACCATTATTACTTTTGTATTTTGGTCTAGATAAGGTAGTAATTTATCTAAAAATCTTTTATGTTTACTATCTGTACTTCTACTTACTACATCAATAAGTAAACTTTTTAGTCCTTTTGACATATCAAACTCATCTGCAAAAGTAATAATTTTTGGTGAAACTACAACATTGTTATTAGGTTCTTTATAATTATGTTTTTCTGATTTAGATAATTCTTGTGGATAAATATTATTATCAGGCAATAATGTTTTATCAACATCTTCATTAAAATTAAACTCATTATAACCAAAAGAACCAAGAGTTGGTATTAACATAAAACTATCAGTATATTCATTATACTCATATAAATCATAAGAGTCTTTATTTCTAAGAGCATAGTATTTATCTAATGTTTCAACTCTCATAGAAAAATCTAATACTTTACCATTTGAACCTTCTCTTAATATTTTTACATTCTCAGAGGTTTTAAAATTCTTATCTAATCTTTTAGCATATTGTGGATTATGTTGCATAAACTGTTTAACAAAATTATCAACTTGCTCTGGATTAAAATTATTTATTAAATTTTCACTATAATTTCTAAGTTCTTTACTTACACCAACAATATCTAAATAATTTTGATTTACAAAGTTTCTAAAACCTATTGAACCACCTTCATCATTAGCTAAGAAAGCATAAGTAGCTAAGTCTTGTGCTAATTTTCTTGGAGTTATTTGTTCACCATTCCAAGTACCTAATATAATTTCGTCATCATATAATAACTTTAAGAAATCTGCATATCTATTAGATTTAGAGAAATTAATATCATTATCAATACCACTGTCTATTAAAGATGGTTTACCTGTTCTATCAATTATAGTATCTAAATTCTTTAAGAATTGATTATTCTTAAAATATGTTTTAGCTACACCTTCATTTTTAACAGAGTTAATAAAACTAGCTAAAGATTGATTATCTTCAGTATCAAAGAATAATCTTTTTCTTTCAGCAGTAATATCACCTCTAAATAAACCAAGATTAGCTGTATACATAAAATCTCTTAGATTAGACATTATTTCATACCTTAATTGATTACTAGCATCTTTTTTATCTCCAACAATTCTATTTACAATCTCATTAATATTATTAGATTTGTAAGGGAAAAATTCTTGCATTAGATTATTAGCAACAGATAAAGAATTAATTAAAGTAATACCTTCTGTTGTTTCAGGTTTCCAATAATAATTACCAATTTTAGTAAAATCTTTTACAAGATTTTCATTTTGAGATTTCAAATCATTGTATATATCTTCTGTAAAGAATCTACCTATTAACTTAGTAGCATTTTTAATATTAGATGTAGCTATGTTATCTAGAGCATTGATTCTATCAAGTACATTAAAGTAAGAGACACCTAAACCAGTAGTATTTAAAGATATTAATTTTTGTATTTCATTTACTTGTTTAGATTCTTCTTCTAGCATAAAGAATGCTTGTAGAGCTTGTAATTGTACATTACTGCTCTTAGATGTATCTAAATTATCATATAATGCTTGTCCTGTTAAAGCTGTATAATTATTGTTAGATACACTATTTAAGAAATCTAGTTTATTTATAGAACCATTATCTCTTCTCTTTATACTTACATTACCAACATTAAACTCCTTAATAAGTTGTTCAATTAATTCTTGTTCATCAAAAGAGTTTGAATCAGCTGTTAAAGATTTTTGTTGCTCTTTAAGTTCTACATATCTTCTAATGATAGGTTGAGATATTAATAAAGATGAGTATTGTAATTTAGTTTTCTTACCATTAGATAATGTTATTGGATTTAATGTCATATCAAAACCTCTCAATGTCATTAATGTAAGCACATTAATAGTATAAGCATTCTCATTTCTTTTACCCATAATTTGTGCTTTCACATTATCTGTTGCAGAGTTTTGATTTTCAGCATTAACATCACCAATAGTTCTCTCACCATCAATAGTATTTGTATTACCTAATCTACCATCAGATTTTAATTCACCTAATTTTATTACTTTATTAATTGGATTACCATCTTCATCAAAAGTTGTAATTGACAATTCGTTTTTAGTACCAAACAATCTTTCAAATTGTGCTTGTAGAGTTACAGCATTACTATGAACACCAATACCTAATTTACCAGAAGCACCTAATTTCATTTGTTCTCTTTGATAAGTAGAAGATAATGTAGTAAAGAATTGTTCATCTGTGTTACCTTTTATCTTCTTGTTTATCTCATTAGCTGTATCAGATGCTACATCAAATGAAAGTATAGTATTAATTCTCTTTTGAATACTATTATCTGTAGTTGAATATACTGATTTATAAACTTGAATCATTGCATTTTCAAGTAATTTCTTTTCAATATCTTCAGCTTTTTTCTTAGATAATAAACTTTGTTTAGCTTCTTTTAATTCTTGATATAAAGCAGCTTTTTCTTGTTTATTTAATTTTAGATTTTTAATAATTTCTCTTTGTTCTTTATTACTAAAATTATTGTTTTCACCTAAAATAAATTTAACAAGCTCTACTTCATTTTCTTCTGATAAATCATCTAACTCATCTAATCTATTAAATAAACTTTTATTTTCTTGTCTTAAAGAGTTTATTTCTTCTTTTAAAGATTTAATAGTTTCTTCAACAGTATCATTAGCTAATAAACCAGAGTTTTCTCTTGTAAGTAAAGATATTCTACCATTATTGTCTACTACATAATTCTCTTTATAAACATTTCTTTTATCAATGTCAAAGTCTTCACCAATTTGTTTAGTATGTTCTTTAGGAACTACTATTGTATCACCATTACCCTCAGGTATAAAACCAACCACTTTAAGTATAGCACCAGATTGTAATGAAGATGTTGGAATCCTATAAGAGAAACTAGATAATAACTCTTTATCTATCATATCTTCATTAAGTTCTAATCTACCAGTAGTATGATTAAAGGTACTATAAGGTTCTTTAGTTAAATCAATTAATTTAGTTACTTTCTTACCATTTTCTTCAGTAGTAATCCTAAACTTAGATTGTATTAATATTTCAGATTCTTTAAGTACTTTTTTACCATCCTCATTAGTTACATAGGTAGCCTTTAATTCTCCACTATGATTCTTATCAACCCATACAACTTTAGATAAATCAGCTTTATCATCTCCTACAATTTCTGTTTTTTGAAATCCTTCAGAAGATGTAGAGTAATGAGAACCACCTGGAAGATGTAACCTAATTAATCTGTTAGTTACAATAGCTTGTAATAAAGACTCAAATTTTTGAGTACCAGGAGATAACCAAAGGGGTATATTAAAATCTAAATTACCATTTTCTTCATATAATCTAAGACCATCTAATACACTTTGAGGATAATCTCTTGTAGTAGCTTCTCTTTGAAGAACTTTAAAAACATTTTCAATAAGTTTATTTCTATCAATATAACTACCATTAGGAGTCATACCAAGTTCTTTATATAAAGCCTCTTTTACAATTTTAGAATATTTATTTTCTACATAAAACTTAATCTTATCTAAATCTTTACCAGATATATTATTGTTCTCATCAGGTACTATTTTATTATTTTCAGATAAAGTATTGTTTATTTCTTCTAGTAAGTTTTCATCAAATTTATTAGGAAATATTTTATTTTCCATTTGATTAATACCACCACCTAAAATAATTTTCCACATCTGAGAACCCATAATAATATGGTCATCTTGATTTTTATGTAAGTACTTATCTGTTTTATATGGAGTATCTTGTTGTATTCTAAAATTATTTCTATCAAGTTCTAATAAACCATCTTTAAAATTAGTTTTAGATAATTCTTCAGCTGATAAATTATATAAATCATCTACAGTCAATTTTGTATTAGCAGCACCAACTTTATTAGCTGTTTGATAAGATAATCTAACTTTCTTTCCAGAATTTTCTTGTAAAGACTCCATTTGTTGTCTTATCTTATCTATCTTTAAACCTTTAGTTAATTGTGGTAATAAAGGAAAACTAGATGATTTAATATAAGTAACTCTATTAATCTCAGCATTACCATCACCATCTCTTACAATATTACTACCAGAATAAACAGGTTTAATAGGATTCATAACTAAAGATAATTCTCTAGAATCTAATTCTTCACCATTACTAAGTTTATTGTAAGCTGACTTATACAATCTTCTTTGTTCTGCAGATAATCTACCTTGTCTCCAAAGAATATCCATATGTTCTTGCCAAGTAGTATATTCTTGAGCATCAGTACCTTCAATATCAAAGTAGCCACTAATAGATTTATTTAGTTTCTTCAATTTTGATTTAGCTTCATCAACTCTATCAACAACTTCTTTTAGTGAATCTTCAAAACTATTTAAAGAGTATCTCTTTTCATAAACTTCTTGCAGTTTATTTTCAGCTTCTCTTAATTCATTTAGAGCTTCTTTATTAGCTTCAGATACACTTCCATAGTGTTGAGTTATTAAAGCTTCAGCCATTGAAGTTATAGTAACTGGGTCATTAACCATTAATTGATAATACATTTCTGGATTACCATTATTATCAAATGTATTAGCTAATTTACTTCCTGGTGCTATAAGCATTGCCATACGTTTAGTTATATTCTCACCAGTTTTTTTAGTAAAACCTACATCATCAAAATCAATTACTTTACTTTCATTATTCTTAATCTCAAATTTACTAGTTCCAGGAGCATATAAAGCCATATCACCAGCAAATAATTGATATATATTGTTTTGACTTAATAAATCATTAATAACTTTATCATAAGAAAGTAGTATTATTTTTCTCTCATCAGATAAACCACCAACTTTTTTATTATTGAAATAAAGGTTATCTAAGCCATTAATAGTATTAGTTTCAGTATTATAAAGGTTAGCTTTAATCCATTCACCATTTTTACTATTAATGTTTATTTTATTTTTAGCTTCAAAATCAATTAGTTTATGTAAGAATTTTGCAGCTTCTTTTCTAAATAATTCTCTATAGTGTTCAACTTTATTTGGGTCATTATAAACTTTACTAAGAACTCTGTGTATATTAACTTGTTGTCCTTTAAAATCTATAGTTAATTTATTAAATCCTGGAATACCTAAGAATCTCTTAGCAGCTTTGTTATAAGATTTAATGTTGAAATCTTTATTATAAGATTGAATTATTCTATCAAATTCACCATCAAATAATTGAGATAACATAAAATCTATAACCCTATCAGAAACCTTTGTATAATTCTTATCTATTGCTGTAAAATCAGCTTCCCTTAAATCAAGTAAAGGTGTTGATACAACAAGCATTTGAGATTTATCAGATAGTGTTGGTGTAAATGCTTTACTTAATCTAAAATATAAACCATACTCATTATTATTACCTAATTGCTTTTCTGAGTTTTGGAAAAAACCTAATTCAGTTAATATATAATCTGATTCAGATAATTCATTAATACCCATTTTATCTTTAGATTTAGCTCCTTTTTGTTTAATAGCTTCTAAAGATGTAAAAGCAACTTCTAATCTGTTTTGTACATCAGCATTGTTTTTAATCAAATTTAAAACATAATTCCTTTTAGAATAAGGAATTGTTTCTAATGCTTGGAATAGTTTAGAATTTGGGTCTTTTAATGATTTTAAAGTGTCAAAAGACATATTTCTTTGAACAGCTTCTTGTATAGTTTTACCAGCTACCCTAAAAGATTTTTCTATTGCACTACCATTTAATTCTACTTGATAAGGTGCTAATGTGTTTTTAAATACATCAGCAGTACTATTAATAAAATCAAAGTCTTCAGCAAATACTTTATTTTTTTTCTTACCAGTATTATCTAAAGCATTTAAAACACCATCATTAATACTATACACTAATTTATCTAGTAATCCTTGTGGTTTTTTAAATAAATTATCTTTATCAGTCTGTAAATCATTAACTGCTTTTTCAAGAACATTGTCTTCTATATTTAAACCAAGAAGCTTAAATATACTTTTCAATTGTTCTACTTTAATAACACCACTTTGATTTTTTAGAGTCTGTATCTCATATCTAACATTTTCAAGATACTCTTTATTATACACATACTCACCATCTTGAATCATAAACACAGAAGAGTTTTTAAATTCATTCTTCCAAGTATTTAATGCTCTGATAATACCATCTCTGTTATTAGCATTCAACATTTCAAGTTTTCCTGGTGATACATAAATCATATACATTTTTAATTTAGCTTGTATAAGTTTATAAAGTATCTCATTCATAACTTGAGAATCTTGATTAGCTTCTAATTTGTGAAGCAACTCTTTATAGGTTGGATTATTTTGTTTAGACCTTAAAGCATCTAATAAATCTTTTTCACTACTATCTATCTTAGTTGTTATATCTCTTAACATTCCAATAGCAGTATCTGGATTTACATAAGTTGGTAAACCTAATAAATTCTTTCTTTGTTGTCCTTTAGAGTTTTTATCCTCAATACCAGCAAAGAACATTTTAAGTCTATTAGAAAAAGAAACTTTTACATCTCTTTCCAATGAACTTTGAGAGTAATTAGTTTCTACCTCACCATTTTCATTTTGTTCTAAATTATCATTTTCTTGTAAATCTATATTCTCTAATTCTTCAGCAAAGAATTGTTCCATTTTAATAAACAAAGAACCTTTAGCTGTACTTTCATCACCTTTAGATATTAACTTATCTTTTTGAGTTAATATGTTTTTATATTTAGTATTCATTCTATTGATAGCATCAATTGAATCTTCCATACCATCAATACTTTTATATAATTCAATTAATTCATTATTACTATCAATTAATGGTTGTAAAAACTTTTCTGGTGCTTCTTGTAAAGCTACAGCAATCTCTCTTAAAGATACATAGTTACCATTAATTTTTATATCTTTAAGTGTTTGATAAAATAAACTATCAGTTAATTGGTCTTGCTCAATAATAGTAATACCATCAATTTGATTAGTAGCTATAGAAGATAGTTTAGTTATTTCATCTACATCAAAGTTTCTTCTACTATTAGCTTCTTCTGGGTTATAGAAACCATTATATCTTTGATTCTTTAAAGCTAATACAGTATTATCATACTGTTCCTGACTTATTTTACCTTCTTCTAAATACTTATCAAGTCTTGCTATACTCTCTCTTAATTTAGTATCTACATCACTTATTTGACCACCATTTTCAACAGTAGTCTTTTCTTCTTCTTTTTTATCTTCAACTTTTTGTTCAGCTTCTTCTAATACTTGAGGTGTTGATTCTTCAGATTTAATTCTATAAGTAATAGTAGGTTGTACATCAGTAACCCATTTTTCATTACCATCTTTATCAGTAATTTTAAAAGATTGTACATTAGATTTTACATTATCTTTAATATAATCTTCATAAGTATTACCACCATTAGAACCAGTAAATTCTTGTACATCACCTTCTTCTGTAAAAGCTATGAATCTTGTGTTTTTACCAATAAGTTCTTTACTTGGATTAAATACAGCTTTAGATAAACCATTTTCACCAAAGATATTATCAAGTAATATATCTATATTACCTCTAAAAATTTTTCTTCCATCTTGACTTTTATATACAAAATCTTGTATTCTAAGTCTATTAACTTCTATTTTAGGAAGTGTGTCATATCTTTTACCATCTTTTTCTTTAAATTGTAGCTTTTCACCAGTCTTATTAATTATTTTAATAGCTCCACCATTATCTATAGATATATAAGTTTGTCCAACAGGATATCTACCTGTATTATCATCTAAGACTCTGTTTAGTTCTTTGGCTGGTAAAACAGCTACATACATCTTAAAATAAGAAGATATATCAAAATTACCTGCAGTATCTTTTATAGCTTTCTCTATGTTTACAGCTTTACTATCAGTAATACCATACTTATTTCTTAAATAATCTTTTACTTCATTATTAGAGTTTAAGTATAAATAAGCTAATAAAACCCATTTCATATTATTTACTGCTGTATGATTTAAATCTTCACCTTTAGTAACATCATTAGTAATAGCTCTTAAAGCTATATATTCACCTCTATTAACTTCTCTTAGTTCATATAAAGCACCAGCAGTAAAAGGACTTTTATCTAACTTATTTAATAATTTATTATTTGGATTAATATTACCATATAATACATTATCTTTACCAGCAATAACTAAAGTAGTTTGACCAGTAGCTTTAGATAAAGTAACTGGTTGTTTTTCACTTAAATTATTAGATTCATTTCTATTAGCAAAACTACCAAAAGTTCTACCAGTAACTTCTATTTTAGTGGTTTTATTATTGTTTCTATTATCTAATATAGTTTGTCTAATACCTTTTAATTCAGCTTGTGCTTTCTTAATAATATCTTTTTGGTTATTTTCTCTGTTAGAAATATTATTCTCATTATACCATTCAGTATCGTGTAGCATAAAAATATTACCATTTTTATTTTTAGCTACCATAGGTACTTTATTTCTAAATATAGGACTATTCTCAGATACATCATTACCTTGTTCTTTCATTAATTGTAGATAATCTTTGAAAGGTAAAGGTTTATTTAACAACTGACCATTAGATAATCTAACCCAATTAGATACTGAAATATCTAAATAATTATCTGGTATCTCTACTTCAAGTTCACTACCTACATTGATATCATCATAATCTAAAACAAAGTGATTTCCTATCTCTTTACTTTCATTTAAAGATATAGTTTTGTTTCTTCTAACTACTTTATCTCCTTCAAATACATCTACATATTCTAAACCAAGTAATGCTGCTTTAGCAGTAGTTAAAGAGGTTCTATTATCTTCATCAATAGTATTATTATCTCTAATAGGTATAGTATTTTCACCTATAGGTATTTCAACTATAGGTTGATTATCTTGTACTACTTGTTCTATAACTTGAGTATTTTCCTCTATTTTATCTTCTACTTCCTCATATACTTCAAGAATATTATCAGCTAAGTAATTTGCACTATTAAATAAATAATCGTGTATATTTTGTAAATCTTCATTTATTCGTCTACCAGTAGATTTGTAAAGATTAGCATAAGCATCAAAAGCTTTAGAAGCTCTTTCTCTGGAACTAATATTTATCATATGTTCCATTAAGTCTTTAAAGGTAGGTTCTTTTCCAAGTTTTTCTTTTAAAGCACCTAATGTTCTCTCTAAAGAATCTTTTAACTCAATAAAAGCATCTCCTTTATTTTTACCAACTTCAAAGTTTCTTCTTGAATTTGCTTCAAAATCATCATTACCAAATAATTGATTTAACAAATCTTCATTATCTAATAGATATTGTTCATCTTTAGTTGGTTCTATAACACCTTCTTGTATAGAACTTTTAGAAGAATTATCTGGAAATACCTCTATTGCATCAGGAAGTTCTGCTCTAGTTTGATTTATATGTTCTTCAGCAGCTACATCTTGTTTTCTCTCTTCAGCTTTCTCAATAATATTTTGTTTAGATTTATCATCTATATTATTATTGTTTTGAACTTCATTTACAATATTTTCAAGTTCTGCTAAACTTCTAGCTTCTTCTGCTCTTTGTTTTTCTCTTTCCTCAATATTCTTTCTTATGTTTTCTTCTTTCTTAGATTCAGCTAGTTCAATAGTATTTTTATCTATTGCATTATTATTTTCGTGTAAAACTTCATTGGCTGAAATTAAATCTTCCAACATAGAAGAATAAGCATTTATCTTTTGTTTATCAGTAGCACTATATTCTGGTAACTCAGATAAACTTTTATTTATTTCTTCAAGTCTAGCTTGTGCTGTAATACCTAAAGTACCTCTAGATTGTAAATTTAATAAAGCTTGTTGTTCAGCTTCTAATCTAAATCTATTTTGTGCTTCAGTAGATAAACTTTGAAATTCATTAGATTTATTTAAAGACTCATTTACACCTCTTGATATTTCAGTAGAAGCATTTAATCTATTATCAAGATTAATAGATTTAGTAGCTATTTTATATGCTTCATCAAAATCAGAGGTGTTTTCTTGTAATGCTGTAGTTATTTTATTTTTCATAGCTTCAGCATTTCTAATGTTATTTTGTAATTCCTCAATCATAGTTTCTCTAGTCCAACCATTTTGGAAATTACCATTTTCATCTAATATTTGTCTTTTTTGTAAAGCTTCAGTATTATTACTATTTAAGTCTTGTAGTATATCTTGCATATTTTCAATATGTGCATCATAAGCTACAGTACCTCTACCATTATAATAATCCATTTGTAAAGCTTTAGCTGTTAAACTATAAGATAAATCTTGTGCTAAAGTCTTTAATTCATTTTGTAATTTTTGAATTTCTTTTCTATTACTTCTTGATGGATTCTTTTCTAATTCTTGTATTTGTTGTACAATAGCACTTCTTCTAGAGAAATTCTCAGAAGCTTCTTTAGCTGTATCTTCAACAAATTTATCTTGTCTTTGTAACCAAGATTTTCTAATTTGATTATCAACTCTACTAGAAAATAATTCACCCATACCTTTCATTAAACCACCAGAAATAGCACCCATTAACATTGAGTCTCTCATTTCTTCATTCCAGAAATCATAATTTTCTCCAGTAGTTTCAGCTGTAGCATATTGTCCTACTGCTGTTTGAAATCCTTCTTCAACAGCTTCAGAAGCACTATTTAAACCATAGTCTAATGCTTTTTGAGCAAACTTATTTTTTATTTTATTACCAAATGCTTTCTCTGCTAAATTTTGAAAATTATCTGATATACCAAAAGAAGCACCTCCTCTTTCAAAAGGTTTACCAAATTTACCCCAAATAGACATTGCTTGTAAAGAGTTTAATAAAGCAACAGGACCAGCCTCAACTTTAAATCCAAGTGAGGCTGCCTCATTAGCTTTCTTTTGAGAATACTCTTCATCAAAACCCATTTGTTTAAATTTGTTGTAGGTATTAGCTTGAGTTTCTAAAGCATTCATATAAGCCTCTCTAATACCAGAGAAAGCTCCATGTCCAGTTAAAACTACATTCTTTATTAAATTAACTTTAGAACCTAATGCAGCAACATTTCCTGCACCACCAGTAAGCATTGCTAGTACTGCTTGTTCACCAAGAGTTTCTAACATAATACCTACAGTATATCCCATATTACCAAACATTTTAGCCCAATAACCACTTGAACCAAAATCATCCCCATTGGTATATACTTCTAAACCAGTTTCATCTTTTAACCATTTACCAAATTCAGATTCATTAAGCCAGTTACCATATTTCTCATTAGTATTACCAGCACCCATATCATAAAGACCTTTTAAATCCCAAGATGCTATATTATCTATAATACCACCAAGAACACCTTTACCAAATTTAATAGCTGAATTACCCCATTTCTCACTGTCAGATTGTCTCATAGCTAATTGGTCAGAGTAATCTCTACCTGACTCAATCAAACCACTAAAACCTAATCTGTGTAATTCATTAGTCTGTTCATTATAAGTAGTTCCAGAATCTATATTAGGGTCAAAACCAACCTCTGATAAAACTTCTGTTGGTGTTTTAAGACCACCAGCTTCTTTTCTTTTTTGCTCTTTAGCATTCTCACTAGCTATCTTATTAAAATCTCTTATATCTATTGGCATAAATATTATTTTTTATAATTTTCAAATATTAAGTTGTTTGACAATAGTAAACCTAAATCATTCATAGCCTTACTATCAGGTAGTCCATTATAAACTGGTATTCCAAACACACCACCTTCCCCATTAAAATTTATTCTTTCTGGTTTACCATTTCTGTCTTTTCCTTCTATAATAATCTCTATATGGTCATCATAGTTTTTAGTGCTAATAGTAACACCTTTATTTTTTAAATCAGGTATTTCTTTTCTTGTTACATTTCTACCCATATCAAACCCACTTACAATAGATTTAGTAACATCAGCTTTAATATTGGTAGTTACAGGTGTATTGGATATTATGTAATCTCTTTCTTTACCTTTAGCAACTTTTACAGCGTTCATAGCTTTACTCATCTGATAATCATCTATATTAGCATTAAATTCATTATCAGTAACTTTAAATACATTACCATTAGGTGTTATATCTTCAAGATATTTAGGATTAATAGTGATATACATTTCTTTACCATTAGTACCAAGAACTGATTCTATTTTAAACATATCAGGATTACCTATATCTATTTTTTCAGTATCACCATATTCTCTCTTCATAGCTTGCAAAGCTTGAGCAAAGTTATTTAAGTTCTCATCATTTCTTAACCATCTCCAGAAACCTGTATTTTTAATTTCAGCTTTAAACTTATTATTAATAACAGGCTTACCATCTTGATAAGTTACTATATTATCTATATTAGTAATACTATTTTGTAGAGTTTGATTTAGAATATCTCTCACTTGTTTCAACTCTGGTTTAGTTAAATCTAGATGAGTTAATGTTTTAGTAATATTATACTTATCAGAGTTATAATCTTTATACATTTGATATTGAGCTTCTTTATTAAATTTGTCAGCTAAATGAGCACCATTAACAACACTTTTTTGCATCATAACAACTGGTGCAGTACCACCAGCAGGTGATTGAACAAACTCTTCAACAACACTTTTATTATATATGTTATCAATATTACCATTCTTACCATTATCACCTAATTGGTGCTTAGCTATTTTAATTGCTGAGTCATTTAAGTATTTTTTTTCATCTATTGTTAAAACCTCCCCTTTATCTTTCTTATATTTTATATTTCTAAGTTTGTTAGTATCAATACCTATTTTTTGTAAACCTTGAGCATTAATAAGATAAGAACCAGATTGTTTTGTATCTATATTATCTATAACTCTACTACCTAAGTTATTTAGGTATAAATCATACATAGCTTGTTCATCAGGAGTAAAATCTTTTTCTTTAACTTCTTTAGAATCTTTACTTTTACCTGCTGCTATCAATGCTTCTCTTTGATACTTCTTATTAAGTAATTCTTGTACATCTTTAGAAACTTCCTCTTTACTACCATACACACTCTCACTAATATTTCTGGTAGCTGTAAGTTCATCAACTTTTTCAAGTTGCTTTTTGTAATTCATTAGTCTTTTTTGTTTAGCTTCATCAGCAGCTTCTCTAGCAGCTATTAGTCCATATTGGTCTTCATTAATCTTCTTAGCATACTCTTCCTGTTTATAAGCATAAGACCTTAACCCCTGAAGCCAAGAACCTAATTGACCACCTGTTGTATTTAAAGAACCATCTTGATTGAAATAATTACCTATACCAACTCTTTGTGCTTGTCTAAAATAAGCCAAAGCTTCTGGGTCAGATAATACTTTATTTGTAGCATAATTTAAAATATCATCCTCTGTTAGATATTTTACCTCATTATCTATAGTAGTTTTATATTTACCATTAGTTGTTTGAACTGAACTCTTTTTAATATCAGCTACTAGTTTCTGTATATTATCTTCTATTTTTTGTTGGTCAAATTGTTTTAAAGCATTCTCTTGTTGCCAAACACCTTTAGTTATAGAATTACCTCCCCAATTTTTTTGTGCTTCTCTATATAAAGCATTATATAAAGCAGGATTAGTTTCTAATGTTTTTTTATTAGCTTCTCTCCAAGCTTTCTCTTGATTATATGATGCCTGCATAAGTCCTATTGGTCCCTCAGAAAAATCCTTTTGTAAGTCTCTGGATAAATCTTTTAATCTACCCATATATTTTCTGTAGTTATTCTTATCATTCATCATTAAAGAAGCTATCTCATTTGCATTTTGTAAATAATAATCTTTAGCTACAGCAGCATTCTCATTCTCTTCTTCTGAATTTAGATGATTAAAATCTATATTCATTATCTTATCAGCTATAGCTTGTTGAGTATCATAATCTTTTTGTACAGTACCAAGAGACCTTTCTAATAAATTGTAGTCAGGTCTCATTATGGTATCTTGTACAAAAACAGGTTTGTCAGTTTGATAATATCTTCCCATTATTGTTTTCTATTTTTTATCTCTATTAAAATTCTCTTTAAGAAATCATTATCAGATTCTTCATTACCTTTTTTAATATCTAAAGATTTACTCCAGAAATCTAGTGTATATTTATCTTTAAAATTAAATGGGTCTAATTGACCTTCACCTCTATAGTTACTTAATCTACTTTCAATAAATTTATCTATTTGAGGCTTACTTATACTAATCTCTTGTTTATCTTTACCTTTACCAACTTCAAAAGTATAATCATCTATACCATAAACTTTAAAACCACTAAATTTATTATTACCATTGAGTACTGGATTAAAAGGTTTATATTTTTCTTCTGGTATATATTTTCTAGGTTGTTTTCCAGGATTAGCTTCTTTCCACAAATCTCTCATTCTTTTAGATTCAAATCTATTACCTTCATCATCTGTTTCATTCATCCAAGAAGAATCTTCTTTATCTTTTTCTTTTAAAGTCTTTGTAAATTCTGGATTAAGATATGGATTATTAATCCACTTAACAAAATTTTCCTTAGCTTCTTTATCTGTCATACCCTCAAAGAATTTAGGAAACTCACCTCTTAATTTAGAAACTTGTTCTTTAAGTTGGTTCTCCTCTTCTCTTTTCTTACTACTCATATCTATAGTTTTACCATTAGGTATTACATTGTAAGATTTATCAACTTCTTTACCATCTTTATTATAAATAGCTTGAGTTTCATTATCAAAGAAATAACCTTCTTCTTTTTTCTTTAAGAATTTTTGATATTCAGCAACAGGTTTACCATTCCAATATTTAACTTCTTCAGTTAATTCTTCAGGATTACCTTTAGCTCTAATCTTACCATCTTTACCAATATTAAAATCAGGATACATATTATTAATAGCTTGAAGATTAGATTCTCTCTCAGCAATATCATTAATAGTTTTACCAATTTCTTGAATACCTTGATTTTTAGTATTTATATCTCTTTGTAATTGCATATTGAAATTATCTCTATCTCTTCTATCAGCATCATCTCTTGTAGCTTCTCCTTGCATAACCATTTGGTCTATTTGATTTAACAATTGACCTTCTCTTTGTAATATATTAGATTTAACCTGTTGGTTTTGAATCCAAGCTTGATTATCTGCATTAGCTTTATTAATATCTGTAGCTAGATTAAAAGCTCTCAATGTGTTTATACCTCTAGAATTTTCTGAGTTTCTTATCATTTGAGACTCTGCTGATTTAGTGTTATGCTTTAAAGTTTCATTAAGCATAAAATCAGATAGATTTTTTTCTTCTTGTATTTTATCTAAACCATTTTTCCCATAGTTTCTAAAGAAGTTTTGATTTGGTGTATCATTAGCTCTATTAAGTAAAGTCATTCTTTCTGGGTCTGTAGCTGCTTTATATTTACCATATAAACTTATTACATCACCTAAAGTAGCTGGACTATTAATATCACTGAATAAATTACTTAAACTTTTACTTTTTGAATCTTCTTTATCAACTATAGATTTATTTTCATTATATTCAAAAGGTTTTGAATTTGTGTAATTTTTAGCATAAGTTGGAATTGTGGTTGTTGTAATTCCAGGTAGTGTAGTTTTATTTATTGGTTGTATTTCTAAAGTTTCTATATTAGAAAAAGGTCTAGTAGTAGGAGAGTTATAGTTTCTAATATTATTAAATATTAAATCATCTTCTGGTAATATTCTTTTAGCTGTACCACCATTACCAAATTCTTGTTTATCACTATTCTCTTGCATATAGTTCATTTGAGCCATATCATCAGCTTCTTGTTTAGCAAAATCAGTTTTGGTTTTTTCTAATGTCTTCTTTAATATCTTATCATTAGGATTTAAAGAAACTAGTTTTTCTAGTTTAGCTAATTGTTTTTCTCTATAAGCCTTTCTATCAGCCATAGTTTTACCATCTACACCTTTTAATCTTTTAGAGTATATTTGACTACCTTGAGGTACATTTAAATCTATACCACCATTCTCGTGAGAAGCACCTTCTAATTCATACATATTACCATTAGGTTCTTGAATTATTTCTTCTCCTTCAGCTTCTATAGGTACATCTCCACCAAAAGCATATTTAGGTTTAAATCTACCCCAATCAATAGTACTTTCACCTGGACCAACTTGTCTTAAATCTGTATTATAAATACCTTTAATTTGACCATCTAATCCTTTATAATTACTTATATAATCAACTTGAGTATCTGGTTTTGGTTTTTCATCATCACCCCATAAATTAGTACCTTTACCATAAGTAGCTAAAGAATTACCAGCAGCATTTAAAAAATCACCTAATTGTTGTAAGCCCTTAGATTCATCATAAGCCTTTAATTGTGCTTTAACTTGATTAATATTACCTCTCTCAACAGCTTCTTCTGGTGATTCTATATACATAGCTGTACCACCAAAAGCATATTTACCTTTAGAAACTATTTCATTAGCTAAGCTGTCTAAATCAGCTTCATTATAACCTTCATTTTTAAGGGTTGTTTTAATAAATTCTTTAGGGTCTCTATTATTACTATAAAGATTATCACTATCTAATAATGCTACAACAGTTTGACCAATAGTTTTTAAACCACCTTTTAAAGCAGTCTTTCCTATATTAGCTACTTTATCTATTGCATTAGATGCAGCTTCTTCAGATAATTCTTCACCTAATTTATTTAGAAAAGGTTTATAATCAAAATTAGGTAAACTAATATCTGGTACTTGTTGTACACCAGAATTTATATTTGTTTTTATTTTATCTTGAGGATTTTTAAGTGTAGGTATTGATTTACCTACACTTTTAGTATTCCTCACATTACTTTTTTTATTATCAGGCATAATAATTTAAATTTTAAAATTTATGTTCATAAAATTAGTATTGACTTATTGTTTCATAATCTGATGTAAAATTAAGAACTAACTTTACATCGGCAAAATTATCAAATATTAATCTAACTACCAAATATTTATCTCTTAAACTTTCTAAGTCATACCAATCTTTCTCTCCTTCAAAAGCTTTTTCATTAATTATTTTATCAAAGTTTTGCTCATTAAACATAGGTAAACTATAATCAGTAATCATATCTCTTATGTCATTTAAAGACCAATCTTTTTCATTTCTATCTATTATAAAAGTATTATTATTTAAATCTTGTATTTGTTCTAATAAGTACTCTTGCTCATTAGATAAATCCTTTACTTTTAGATTTAAAATATTGGTACATTGCCTTGTATTGTATATAATAGCTTTATTAAATGTTTTAAATCTTTCTTCTACATAAGAGTTTAAATCACTATTATACTTATAAGCTGTAGTTAATATTTTTATATGGTCAAATATTTTTGTAATTAATGGGTTCTCATTACTAACATACTCAACTATATAAGGATAAATATTACCATAAAATTTTTGATATTCACCTATTTTATTATGTTTATATATTTTATTATCTACAGATGAATAAAGTTTGTTATGTACTGAAAAATAATTATTAGGTAAATAACTGTGATAAGATATCCAACTATTAGTTTTTAAACTAAATGATATTGTCCAGCTATCTCTGTTTGTTATTATTAATCTGTCTTTATCATTATCATATATTAAATAGTATTTAGATTTATTTATATTATCTCTAAACCATTTTGACATACCTAAATCTGATATACAAATTAATTGATTATTAAACCAGTATACTTTAGCTTCTTTTTGACATACAAAGAAATAACCATTTTTAGTTAATACTTGGTCATCTCTTCTTGAAATCCCAGCTGAATTTCCTGTTTTACTATCAACAATAAGTTGTGCTGGTAAAGAGCCAAATTCTCCAGTACCTATATAAGTTACTATATCATTTGTAACCCTTTCTTGATAGTTTGTTGGTTGTATGTATAAACCTTCTTCTGTATGTATATATAATTGATTTTTAAATGAAAATATGTTTGATACAGCACCATATTCACCAGTTAAATCTTTATAATTATTAGGTCTAAAAATTCTATATTTATCAATTAATTCTTCTGTATTAGATACATCAGACCAGTGTATTCTTTGAGGAAAAGATTCTCTACAAGATGAACATAGTGAGTATTCAAAAGGTATTGGTGTATAAAATTCTAATTTTTCGTTTATATTATAATCATTATTAGTACAATAAAATATTGGTTTAGCTGATGAATAGGCTTTATAACCAACTTGTAAATTAATGTTTTCAGAACCATAATTATAAGTTATAAATCTTGAAATATCTCTCTCTAAAAGTTTGTTTAAGAAATATCTTTCTTCTACTGATTCAATAGCTACACCAAGACCTGTATCTTGCAAATATGGGATACCATTTGTTGCCGAAGTTGTAGTACTATTATCATAAATACCAAAATACCTATTTATAGTATAAAAAGCTCTTTGATTTATATTATGCCCTGATATATCAACAATATCATCCTCAAATTTTAATTTATCATGTTTTCTGTCTTCCATATGAGGAGAAAAAGGTCTTAAATAATTATTTTTATCATTATTAGGTTCAACCCTTAATGAGAAATTTATTGGACTTTCAAAATATAAATCACCTATAACCTGATTATAATATCTCATAGTATCATCTTGATATCTTACAGAATCTTCACTTTTATTAGCTAATCTTGAAGGTTTTATAAAATACTCTATAAAGTGGTCATCACCAAAAGTATTAGATAAACCTTTACCCCAATCTACATTAAAAGCTGTATTAAAAGCCTCCTGTTCAACTTTAGCTCTAACACCATATACAATACCAGCTGCAGCAATTAGTAAACCACCAACCATAGCAAGAGTACCCCAAGAAGCTATAGTTATAACAACTCCTAGTATAATAGCACCAATCATTTTCCAAATAGAACTTTCATCTCTACCTTTAATTGGTGTTCTTGCTACAGAATTGCAATAAGAACTCATTGTGTGTCTATAAGCAGATATATAATTATCACCATCAAAAGTTGTACACTTAGTTCCTGATTCTAATGATGTTACTTTATAATATTTAGCATATAAGAAATCATTATAAAAATTATTGTGGTCTTTAATTATATATACAAACTGTAACGAATTATCTTTAAAATTAGTTACTTTTGATTTGTTTTTCTCAACAGAACCTAAACCGTTTTTATCTTTAAAACTTAAAAATATATAAGATGACATACTGTCCATATTATAAATAGTATCATTATTATAATCATTAGCTTTATAATAAGGATTTAATTTATATATGTCTATATTATCTCTTTCAGTATTTATAAGTCCAATATTTTGAGATACTGGTCTAACCTCAACATCTCTTATAATAGCTCTTAGTGAAGCACCATCATCTTGTTTAGATTTCCAATCCTCATCTTTTATAGAATTTGATTTACTATCATTTACATTATGTACTAAGAAACCAGATAAACTTTCATTCACTGGTTTATAAATATAAGCACCTTTTATATGTGTGAAAGATTCAATAGATTTATTTAAGAACATATATGTAGGATACAATAACATTTTTGTATCATCAGATATTTTAGTTGGTCTAAATTTATCATTCATATTTGCCCTATCATAATCTGTTACATTAATTCTCATATACTTATTATCTCTTGCTACATATTCATAATCCCATTCTCTTAGTTTAGAACCATAAGTAGTTAAAACTGTAGATAGTGATTTATATTCTTTATATTGTGTAACATCAAATAAAAAACCACTATCAAGAACAGTTCTATCAACATCTTTTATTTCTTGTTTTACTATATAATAACCAATACATTTCTTTCCAATTACATCTTCTGGTGGTAACTCTACATTTAGAACTTCAATACCAAAATTATAAGAATATAAATTAGTATCTGTTGATTGTGGTAATTTATAAATAGACTTTTCAATAAATAAATCAGATTCTCCAGAAAGACCAGTAAAAGAATATTTATATCTTTTAGTTACATTATTATCACTAACCACAGTTATAGAACTGTCTTCTATTTCTGTCCAATTCTTATCAACAATAAAATACCAAGTTGATATTGAACCATTAGAACCATAGTAAATATGTCTTGGTTCATATTCATATAAATTTTTATCAAATTCTAAAGATATCCCAGAGTATTCAAAATTACCCTCATCAGATTCAAATATTTTAGAAGTTATTTTTTTTTCTTTAAGATTATTATAATTATGAACTATATTATAATATTTAAAATCTCTTTTATTGTTATTGTTTTTAGGTGTAAAATCTTCAGATATAATACCAATAATTTTTTTATATCTTATATTTAATTTTTCATTGTTATTAGGTAATAAATCTTCAGTTAAAAATTTTCTTATAACAAACTTATAGTTATCATCTAATGCTGAATAATTAGATGATATGAAATTCTCTTTTGAAATGTTATCTTGTACAGAAAATAAGTAAGTCCCACTATTTAAATTTGGATAAGATATATTAACTTGATACCTAAAACCTTCTTTATCAGATGGTCTTGATACTAAATCAATATTTAAATCTTCTCTTGTTGGTAATCTATGAAATCTAACAGGTGTATCTTTCAATATATTGTTATGAAAATCTTTACCCCAATAGTTTAAATTATTACAATCTTCTCTTTGAAGATATATTAAATTTGGATTTATATTAGTTATAGATTTCATACCATAATAGGATATTATTGGATTTCCATAATCATCATATGAATTATTTTTATCACTATTACCATATACAAAATTACTATCTATGTGTTGAGGTTTACCAACAATACTCATAACAGGTGATTCAGTTAAATCTTCAAATTGATATACAATACCTAAAGATACAACTTCACCAGGCATAAAACTACAGCCTTTTAATCTAACAAATGGGTTTTTACTATTATTATCAGAGAATACATCTTCTAATTTTTCTCTTTTTACAACACAATTAGTGACTATTTTAGAAGCATATTTTTGAAGCTTTTCCCAAGATATATTTTCATCTCTACTATTACCTAAAATTAATCTATTATCTTTTTGTTCAATAGTCTTAGATGTTTTAATATTATTGTATTGATTAAAAGTTCTAATATCTTCTATAGATAAAGTTTCTTGATAATTATCACCAGAGTAAATAAATTCTCCAGAACCGTTTATAATTTGTAATACATTTGATATTCTACATACAGTAGGTTGTTTAGTATTACTGTAATAATGTATAAATGCTAATCTATAGAATTTATACTGAGTATCAAAATTCTTATACTTTATCTTTATAGCTTTGTTAGAAAATGAATTATCAAAAGAAGATTCTTCTTTAACATTTATACTACCATCTATATCTGAATATTTATTTTTAGTACTATCAGTATAAATATTTATTAATGGTATTTCAGAAACCCATTTAGTACCATTTTTTTCATTATCTATATATTGTAATAAAATAGTTAAAGAGCCATTAGGTAAATTACCTTGACCTTCTAATATTTCTATATTTTCTAATATAGGTATTTTATTAAATTTTTTCTGTATAGAAAACTTACTACTGTCAAAAAAAGTAGTATTTCCATTTTTTGATTTATAGTTTTGAGGATAATTTAAATTAATTTCCCTATTTAAATTTTTATTATCAACCCAATAAATAACCTTTTCACAACCTCTTCTAAGTCTATAAACAGCTTGTATAGGGTATTCAGTATTAAAATTCAATTTATATTTTAAAGGACTATCAGTATCATTACACCATTCTGTATAAGAACCATTTTTAGAATTAAAAATTCCTATCTCAGAATGAATATTATCTGTTGAAAATATTACAGTTTCATCATCTCCTATATAAACAGTGCCAATTATTTTATAACCATCTTTTAAAGATGCAACAAGTGTATTAGCTTCTTCATTAGATAGTTGAAACATATCTCCTTCATTTGATTCTAAGACTGCGTTTAGAGCATATTTATAAGTACCTTTAGGTTGATTTATTGATGAATAATCTGTATTTAACCCTTTTACTAATTGTTGTACACTATTATTATTTAATTCCATTTTCTAACATATTTAGGGTATTGTGTTCTACTTATATTTCCATAATAACCAAAATAAGCATTTCTATTAGTTATTGGATTTCTCTTCATCTGTGTAAAGTTTTCAAAGGCATCTAAACCACTAATCATATTCATATTTGAATTAACTTGTCCACAATATTTTAACCATCTTTCTTCAGCTTGTTGCATTTTATCACTCATACCTTCTCTTCCCATATACCAAAGTCTTTGAAAGTATTTCCAAGTGATATAATAAGTTATAGCTGTAATTACAGATACATCATCAGGAACTAATGGATAACCTGTCTCTTTATCTATTTTTTGTCTATAATAGGATAATAATACAAAACCATCTTTAAATGAAAATCTTAGTTTATCATCTACAATAGTATATTCATCTTCACAAGATTTATAAATATCAATATCTTCTTCTTGACAAACTAAACTATTAAAGAAAGTGTGATTAGATAATCTTATAGGTGAATATCTTGGTTTTTGTAATATAGATGACAAAACAACAGTTACATTGTTTTTTTCAAAATCTGTCAATACATAAGAATCAACATCTATATTTAAGAAACTTTCTACAGAGCATTGATTACATACACCACTATCTTGAAGAAAATGTTTTTTTATTTTATCTTTTTCAATCTCTGGATTACATTTATTAGGTTTTCTATATATATTATCTCTTACAACTTGTATAATAGAGTGTAATCCTTGAGGTATTGTAGTAGAGTGATTTTTAACTTCTAGTAGTGCAATAGCTTCTTCATATAAAGTAACATTACTTAAAAATTCTAATGCTTCTCCAGACCATTCAATTACATCTGTTTCTGAGATTTCCTCTAAACCTAAATCTCTATATAACTTAGATAGTATTCTATCTAAACTAGTAAATCTAATATCTTTCATACTTTTATTCTGTACTCTTTACCATTAAATATTTCCTTAGATAACCTTCTTTTCATATTCCTACAAAGTATAAACTTATATACAGTTTTATTAGGAACAAGAACTCTAGTGTTTCTCCATATAGTTTTATATCTTAGATTATTAGAGTGTTCATTCATAAAATAAACTAATTGTTTATTTTTAGCACACTCTTCATTTTCTTCCCATAATTTTTTAGAAGATTTCCAATCTATAGTAGCACCAACCAATTTATTATCAACAACTTTACAATTAAGTTTTTTACCATAAATATATAAACTACCTAATCTTTCTGGAAATAAAACTTCACCATTTTCTAATAATTTATCACCAAGATACTTTAAGAAACCATAGATTATCTCTTTATACATCTTATCATTAATACACTCAGGTTTATCACTTGTTTTATTCTTGTAATACACCCAAGTATCTTTCATACCATATTTCTCTTTAATATGTTTTCTTGGTCTTCCACTTCTCTTTAAATAACTATCCATACTTATTTAATTTGTTGAATATGTGAGTCTCTTGTGTTATTTGATATATCCTCTATCATTTGAGGAAATATATTGATTAATTCCTCAGAAGCCATTTGTATAGCAGTAGTTTCTAAATCTTTATCTAATGGAAACTCTTGTTCAAGATAATCACAAATACTATTATTTTGTTCATCACACATACTTTTAAATTGATTAGCTTTTATTGGGTCTTCAAATAAAGCTGTAATAGTTACTACTTTCATTTTAGTAGGTGTTGAAAGATATAAATAACCTTGATGAATAAAATAATTAATTTTACTTGTTGTGTATCTATTACCTTTTTGATAATTTACAGCATTAAGTTTTATTTCATCTATTTTAAGTCTTCTATCAACAGATGTAACAGAATGAATAATATGACCATTTAAACCATTTAATGGTGCTGGTAATTTATATTTACTTCTCATTATCTCACAACCTATTGGTGGAATGCAAGGACACTCGTGAGAAGGAACACTAATTAATTCTACACAAGGTAAAGTTTGATAATTCCAAGCTGATATTAATTGTTTCTTTTTTATTTGTTGTGTAATAAGAGTACTTCTAATAGACATAAGTACATTGTATATATGTCTATTAGAAAGTCTTGTATCATCACTCTGAACACCTTTAGAATATAAAGATTGTATTCTTTGTAAAATTTCTTTTATTTTCATAATAAAGTATTATTTAAATATTCTTAATCCACTCTCAGGAAATGTTTCTGAGAACATTTCATTTTCACCTCCAGCTTCCAAATCACTGAATGGTCTAAAACTAATCCTATTTATCTCCACATGAAGTATATCAAAATTAGCAGGATAACCAGCCCAAGCTCTTTCAGGTGAATATTCCCAGTGTTTTTCTGCATTTTGCTTTACTCCAGATGGAAACCAAGTTCCAAAAGTAAGTCTTCCTGGTATGTATGGAACAAATGCTCTATTATCTCTTATTTTTACATCATCAATCCATAACTCTGTTCTATCTTTATACCATTTTATAGTCCACTTATGAAATTTATCATCTGCATAATTTCCACTTAACTTTGTAAGTTTAGCACAATATTCTTCTGCATCTAGATAACTCTGTCTATCATAAGCTACACCACTACCACTTGCTTTTTCTCCTATCCAATTATTGAATTTACAATGGTCAAAAGATGGTGTATTATATGATTGATATGTATTACTTTCAAAAGTCCAAGACTCTTTTTTATTTGGTTCTGTTGGATTATTGCAAACATATAAACCCTCACCTTCAATAACTATTCTAAAATGACTATCAATAGCTTTAGGGTCAAAATAGGCTAATCTTAATTCTTCCCAATCTGCAAATATCATCTGGTATAAATGAGATGGTAATTCTATATCTATCTCATTGTTTATAACCATATATGGGTCATTACCACCATAAGGTTTACCACCTTTATCTATCCATTTTTGCCAATCAGGATTTGTTGGATATATTTCCATATAGTGAAAGAACCACAAAGCTGGACAATAACCATAAGACTCTTTTGGTATTTTCATATAAGTAGACCATTCTCCATAACCACAATAATTTTTAGTTACTGCTACAGCTCCAACTCTTGTTTTCCAATCTTCTCTATATTTAGGGTCTTGTGGTATGTCATGTATTTTCTTTACACCATAACCTGTAAATGTTTTATCTTTTGCTGGTTTAGATACACCAACAACTTCACCATCATATTTATCACCATGTGTTTCAAATATTACTGATTTATTTTGTGGCGAAAAATATATTAAATCTCCATTAACTCCACCATTAGCACCACCCCATTGTGAATGAAAAGCATAAAAAGTGTTTTTAAATTCTATTATTTTATCTTCAAAATTACCTTCGTTAAAATCTATATCGAATCCTGTTGAATCTTTTGAAAAATTAATAACCTCTACATTTTTTACTTCATGATATTTTCCACCATTACTATCTTTAATGTAAATATTATATCTACCCTCTTCACTAATAAAAGATTTATCTAATATAAATGTAATTTTTGTATTATCTAACTTACCTATAAAATTGTTTGGTACTATTTTCTCTACACCATTTTTCTCTAAACACACTTTTGGTATATAAGACCAGAAATCAGATAATTTATACAAATCAGAATTACTTATATTTCTAATAGGAGCAAAATAAAACCTAGAAAGTACAAAGCCTTTACTACTCTCCTTACCAATGGTAATTTTTGGTTTGGCTGTTGTTTTCATAATAGATGTAAATGTGTTTAAACCATCTATGCTGAAGTTTCCATTTGGGTGATAAATAAAACCACTGTTTTTATTAGCATCAGATGTATTTACCTTCATTTCAAACATATACACCTTGTTTGCTTCTAGATTATATTTAGAAGTGGCAGTCATAACATTATTATTAGCTTTCATAGTAATAACAATGTTTTTATCTTTCAATTCTATTAAAAAAGAATTTTCTGAATCATTTTCAGTATATAATATTGTTTTATCATCTTGATTTTCTAAAAATATATAAAAGTATATACAAAACTCTTTATTAGAATTAATCCCAAATAGTGTATCAGCAGTTATTCTTTGGTCTTCTGAATTTGCAATATTATTGAAAGTAACAGTGTTTCTTCCATCAAAATACAACCCATTTAAGTCTCTTGTAGGTATATCAGAATCTGTAACTTTTTTAAATGTAGTTCCTTCTGAAGGAATCATATTACTATAGTTTTGTTTTATTTCTCTATAGTTATTGTCAAAATTAAAAAAGAAACCACCATTAAGATTTGGTAATGATAAATCTGTAAGACCATCTTCATAAAAATCTATAGATTGTCCAATAAAATACCTCTTATTTACATATGGGTTATCACCCATCTCCATAGATTTATTTGTTTTAAAATGGTACTCATAAACAGATTGTTCATCCTCTGAATTTACAAGTTTTATTGAATAGTTTGTATCATCATTTAAATTTTTAAATACAAAATTATTTGTATTATTACCATTCTTATCTGTTATAAATTCATTAGTTACAAGGTTATAACCCTCATTTTCTTTCTTAATATATACTTTATATGTTTGAGAACCTATTGGTTTTTTCTCAAACTCTAATTTAGGTATTCTGTATTTTAAACTAATCATTATTTAAAAGATTGTAATTTTAAAGATTTTATTTTAGGAGTAATAATTATATTACTATTTCCATTTCCTATAGCTGATATTGTATAAGAATTATCAGATTCATCATAATCAATTTTAATACCTTCTCCTGCTTTTAATTTTATACTAGATTTACTAAATAATTGTTTTATATACTTTAAAACAGCTGCATTGAAATCTTTTTGATTATTAGTATTATTAAGATTTAACTCTACATAAGCAGTAATTAATTTTATTTTATCCTCAGTTAATTCTGTAATATTAGGTTGTTGAGGATTATTTGGTGTTGATTGATTTTTATTTTCTAAAAACTTTGGTCTATCTCTTTTATATTCCTCAATGAAACATTGCAGAGCTTTAGCTGTTTCTATAATCAATTTCTCATATTTAAATTTACTCATTTTCCTAAAACATTTAAAAGTTGTTTTGTATAATCTTCTGTTTTATATACTTCATAAGTACCATTTGGTTTAATCCAAACTAATGCTCTTGATTCTATTTCATAACCAGTTTGTTCAAAAAGAATTTGATATAAAGATAATTGTAATTGGTATTTATTATAAGGATTATCTAATAAATTATCAAATGGTTTTAGCATTTTTTTACCTTTGTAGTTCTTGAATAAGTCTGCATTAGTTTTATAATCTAAAATTTTAAATTTACCTGTTCTTGTGTTATAAAATACCATATCACTTGTACCAGCTATACCTAAAGCATCAGAAAACATTTGTAATTCAAGAAATGTAGTTTCTATATAATCAGGTTTAGTAGAATACCATTTTACTATAGCTTCTTCATAACCATTAGAAGGTTTTAAATCTCTATTTCTACAATAATTTTCACCAAATAAATGTACTTTAGTTCCTAACTGACAAGCTTTATTTTTATTATCTTCCCATTCTTTTAATACTTCTTCTTTAGTAATACCTCTTTTATTAGCTACTAAAACTGACATTTTGTCAGAATCAAATTCTTCTGTAAATTTCTTTAAAACATAAGATACTGGTGTTAATTTCTTTTTTAATTTTGTATATGTGTGTGTTGTTTCATCAAATTTTAAATCTTTAAAATAGTTATTTACATTAGTTACAATATTTTCCATTTATAAAAAGTCTTATATTTACAGGTGCAAATATAAGACTTTTATTTGGATTATTAGTTACCTTCATCTAAATTCTCTGAATCTTCTTTTGGTAATTTATCATTATGTGTAGTTGCTGATACTCCTAATTTAGTTTTTACTATCTCTGATATAGAGTGTATTAATTCTTCTATTTCATTAAGTAAATCTTCACTAAAAGCACCAAACACACCACAAATAACATAAGTAACTGTCTCTGGAATATTAAAATAATCTCTTGCTACTATACCACTAGCTAAAGCAACTAAAACAGCAACAAGTAAAAATTTTAAAAATCTTAAAAATGACATCTTTCTTCTTGTTCTATGAACTAATGCTCCCATAGCTCCACCAATTATAAAAAATCCATATTTACTGTAAAAATCAAATAAAATTTTATCAAACATATATAATTGAGTTAATAGTTAATAATATTATTTTAAAAAATTTGTCTTTTGTCAGATATTGTATTAGTAATATCAGATATTGTATTAGTAATATAAGAAGCTTTCACGATATTAGTACCATTTTCAACAATATTAAGTACGTATCTAAAATAGATATCATCTGGTAAATTATCTTTACTATAATTAAAAACAAAAGTTCTATTATAATCAGTCCTTATATTATCTAATACATTGTATAATATAGGATAATGTGTGACCCAATCACCTTCATTATTTTTAATTTGTAATTCACCAGATATAACATCTTCTGTATTACTATTATACAACACACTAACAATTAATTTAATTTTATCAGGTGGTATTGGTTCTTCTAAATCAATTTCACCATTTTCCCAAGATAATTTACCAGTAGGTAAAATATAATAATTATTAGTTGAAACTACTTCATTAGAATTATTTGAGCAACCTGATATAAGTGTTATTATAGCCATAATAATTAAGTTAAATTAAATCCTATATCTTTACTTTCTAAATCTATTGCAATAGAGAAACCAGTTATATGTGGACTTGGTTTTTGGTCAGTAGTAATGAAGTTTCTCTTTTTAATAAAAGTACCACCAATATTTTTAAGACCAAACATTCTACTATCAATAACATTGTTTTCACTATTAAAATGGTCACCTATGTAATCTATTTTTCCACCTTTATAAAAATCAACATCTATTGAGTAAAAAGGACAATTAAATTCTCCAGACTTACCAAAATTAAATGTTTTTCTTTGCTCATCTTCTCCCCATTTAGTATTAAAGTTTATATGAAAACTGTTACCATAAAAAGTAATACCTTTAGATTTTAAATACTCATACCTTTTGTATAAAGCTTTCAAATTAATACACATAGTATATCTTTTAATACCTACAGGTGCATCTTCAACTAAGTTATAATTAGAAGTACCCATTAAAATATGCATTAGAGATGGGTCATAAGTTATAAAATCACCACCTAATCTATAATTAGGGAAATCTTCTAATATGTTATATTCAGTATCATCACTTTGTGTATTTAATTTATAAGCATCATAAACTTTTAATGATGGGTCAATTATCTCAAACTGTGTTTGTGATAAACTTATATTATGTGAATAATTATTAGTAAATGGTACTAAAGCATTATCTATATTAGTGTCATTTTTAATTATTGAACCAGCTTTTTCAATACCACTTATAGTCTTAGCTTCAATATTTAAATAACAATCATCATTACATCTTTCAGTTAAGTAAGGTCTTTCACTACTATAACCATCCCTAGTTATAACTCCCTCTTGTATAAGTTTAAATAATATGTCAGGTACATCATTATATTTTAATTCTTGGTCATACTTAGAGTCATAATATTTAAAACTTATAAATAGAAAATCAGGTTTTTCTTCTGGTGTATTATCACAAATAGCTTTATCATTACCACCTTGTATATACAAACTATCTTTTAAATTTTTCTCAATTCTATAAGGTACATTATTTACACGATAAATTCTATTAGTGTATTCAAAAGGGTAAGTACCATCATTTAACTCATTTTCTTTACAAACTGGGTTAAAACCGCTTACTTTATATCTAAAATTAAGTTTAGCCTTCTCATCACCTCTAGTGTTTGAAGATATTGGATTCTTACTTTTATCTTTTGGATTATAAGTTACACTTACATCAAATATTCTAGTAATTGAATTACTTAACTTATTACCAGTAGCTAAATCAATAGTATTAAACAACTGTACTATATCTTCACTATCTAATGGTGTATTGATATTTTTAGTTATTGTTTTAATATCACTGTTTATATTATTATCAGCATCAGCATCTTGATAGGATGTTGTTACTGTAATACTTTCACTGTATCTATTTATAATACCTAAATTTTCATTAAGGGTAGTTACTAACCTATATTTAGGTTCATTTGGTTTAAATGGACTGGATATATTATCATTAGTTGTTTCCCCAGTTCTAAAAGCATTAAATAGATAATTACCTAAAAAATAAGATGTTATTACATTACTATAAAACTCATCTGTTTCAAAATCATTATACTCTAAAACAAATTTTAATCTGTATTTTACTGTAGAATTATTACTACTAGAATATCTAATATAATAACTACCATTATTATCTATAATACCACTACTGTTTAAAACTAATTGGTTAGAAGTAAATTGAACAAAATCTTCCCAATCATTACCAATATCTCTTTGGTAAATAACTCTTGAATTTTTTATATACCTATTTATTTCACTACTAGCTTCTACTGTATAACCAACACCAAGATTTGAAACACTATAACCAGAATAACTGTTTATAACTGAAGGTAATATTGTTTCCTTATTACTATCTGTGTTTGCAGGATTTATAAAGAAAAATTCAGCTTTTGGTGTTTTAGGTTTTTCTATTCTAGTACAGAGTAATATTTTACCTACTTGTTCATAAATTTGATTTACATTAGTTGATATAAGAACTCTATAAAATTTATCTTTGTGATTATCTCTATTAGCATTAAAAGTAAATGTTTTTTTAAAAGTACTGTCTGTACTTTCAACTGTTAATGTATCTTTTTTTAAAGATGTCCAATCTTCATTATCTTTTTTAATTTGAAAATCATAGTTTACAGTTGTTATACCTCTATGTAAAAACTCACCTATACTAATTTCAAATACAATTTTTTCACTTTTACAAGGTGATATTTTTATATCACTACAATCACAATCTTCCCATTTTAAATTATAAACATCTTTAAATGTTATACAATTTTTTGGTTTTTGTCTTAGAAATATTTTATTTAACATCTTAATAAATTTAATAAATAAAATCCCACATAAAATAACTATTAGTACTTTTATCCACATTTCTTGGTATATATTTAAGTTTATTATTAATTATATCTTGAAAAGGTATTTCTTGACCTTCAACAACATCAACATCATTATATGCTAGTCTATCAATAGAAGTACCATCTCTATCCATAGTAATATTTTTTATTACAACTTTTTTAATTTCTCTATTTTCAGAATCATAGTAGCCATCTAAAAAATAATTTGGTGTTATTGTAGCAGTTACTCTATTTTCTGTATAAAGTACATTATCTAAAGTTCTATTAAATATTTTATTAGTGATATTAACATTAGGAATTTCTGGACTATCTAAATCTACACTAGTAGATTTCTTAATACAATCATTATTTATATTAAGTGAACTTAAACATCTTTTTATTCTGTTATAATTGTAAACCTCTATTTTAGATTCTTTATTGTTGTCAGTAATGTAAAAAGACAAATAGTATATTGCTAATAGTTTCTTTAAGAATTTCAAATTAACTTTATAATTACCATAAAAATTCTCAGAGGATAAAACACACAGCATTTCTTTTTCTAAATCACAACCAATACAAGAAACTATTTCACTAAATACTTTAGAATAATAGTTACCAGATAAAGAATAATAAAGTGTAGTTTTGAATAATGTGTTTAATAAATCTTCTCTACTAACACAATCTTCACAATCTTCACAATTACATTTACAAAATAATTTTTCTAAATCTTCTATTATACTTTTTAAAATTGTAGGAAAATAAGGTACAATTCTAGTATCCTCAAACCTACCACTCTTTATGTGAAGTTCAAATAAACCAAAAGAGTTTTCAGGTACTGTAATAGTTATTTCACCACTAGGACTTTTAGTTTCTTTTAGTTTTATTTTATCTTCACCACAAGATAATTTTTTAGTAAACCAAACTTCTAAATCATCTTGCTCATTAATAAGTTTTTTTATTCTAAAAGTATAATTCTCATTGTTTATTGAATACCACATATTTAAATAAAATAGGGGTTGATAGTTTCCCACCAACCCCCTTAGAAACATTATTAAATTACTTACAAATTAATTCTTGTGTCTGCTGCTAAATCTTTTACAGCTTTTTCAAAACTTCCAGTTGCACCTTCAATAGCTGTTGAACCATTTTCATAAGCTACAATAACTTCTGAAGTGTGGTCATACAAATGACTAGTAACTTGTCTTTTAACACCATATCTAATAGTAATAGTATTATAAGATTTGTTTTCATCAATAAATGATTCTGGGTGAAACTCTTTTCTTGTTATTTCTGAATATCTTGTGTTATACTTCTCATTGATAGTAGTCCATTCAAGATGTTTCAAATCAAAACCTGAACCTTGTTCTACAATAGATACTTGTTTTTCTTCAATAGTACCATTACCAACAAAACCATCAGCAATACCAACAATAAATTCAGTATTTCTTGGTGCTATATATCCTTCCATATAGTCATCTTTAGGTGTTGGAACAGCAGTAAATTTTAAATCAACTTCTACATAAGCAGGTGTAGCACCAGTTAAACCTTTGTTGTGGGTATCCAAAGCTTTTAATTCAGCTTCAGTTAATACATCTCCAATAGCTTTAGTTCCAGTAATACCAGTAACACCAGTAATAGCACCTCTAGCAATGACTTCAACTTTAATGTAAGGATTTCTTTTAGCATTTCTGATAAGTTCTAAAACTACAGGAATTGGATTAATTTTTTTACAAGGGTCTGAAGTACCACAAGTTCCACACTCTTCTGAGCGAGCAGATAAGAAAGTATTAACACCATTAGTTCCTTGATTAAACTTACTAAGTTCATTGTAAGCTTCAAGTCTTAAAGTATAATCCTTACCACAAGTAATAGTAAAACCTTTTAATACAACAACTTTGTTTTTAGGTTCTAAAATACCAGTTTTAGATATACTCTTGATATTATCATTTTCTATCCACATATTAGGTGATTTGTGAATCTTACCACCCATCTTAATAGCTAAGTATGTTCTTTTAGGTGTAAAGCCAGCTACTGTTAAATTAGTATCTAAATCAAAGATACCAAAATCCCCATCATTAACTAAATCATTTAGGGTTTTGCCAGCAGTACTAATAAACTTTTTAGCTACAAACACTTTTACAATATCTTGTCCTTGTGCCATAATTTTTAATTATTAATTTAATTGATTAAGATTCAACTTACCTTGTTTTATTTGGATATTTTGCATATCTAAATTACTTGAGGCAAGCATTACAGCAATATCCACAATTTCTCTGTGTGTTTGATTTGGGAGTTCACAGTTTTGTCTACCAACTAAATTTAAACCTGTTCTTAAAGATTTATATTGACCACTAGGTTTAAAATCAGCAGCATTATGAATATAAGCTGGTTCTTTTATATAATTTAATTTTACATTTTCTATATCAAAAGTACCATCAGAATAAATTCTAAGACCTTTTGAATCAAAAGTTGCATTTATATCACCCCACTCAAAAGAAGAATTATCAAAAGGAGATTCTTCAAATTTATCATCGTGTTGTTTAATTAGCAACTGAACTTCTTTAGAACCACATTGTGCTTTAGTAACTTTTACTTTAGCTGATATATAGAACATATAATTATCTGGTAGAGTAAAAACTTTTTGTTTACCAAATGAACTTACTGAATCAGAATCTGAATTATTTAAATCTTTGTGTAATAGTTCATTTTCTATAACTATATTTCTTATATCATCAATGGTTCTTTGTGAGGTTTCAAAGCCTAAATGATTTGGTACTCTTGGAAATGCTACATTCTTTATAAAGATTTCTTGAGCTTCATTTAATAACCAATCAATTTCTGGAACTCTTAAATTTCTATATTGCTCTGAATCTATTTTATTTAACTTCATTTTGAAGTCATAGTGCATTTCTTGTACTGTCATTTTAATTAGTTAGTTTTTCTTGTAATTGTACTTTTAGTACTTGATTTTTAGGAGAATTTAAATACTTAATAGCACTTGGCATATCAGCACCAATCATAACATCTCCATATTTAATTATAGTACCTTCTTTTGTTAATATTCTCTTATCTACTAGACTTATAATTAAAGACTCAGTGGTTACTTCTTTATTATCTCTTTTCAAAAGATTAAAGAATGCTTCTACATCTTTATTAATAGCTTCTACAAGTTTCAAATCAATTACATTAGAAGATTGTTTAGAAACATCTTGTCCAGTTAATATTTTAACCATATCAATTTTTCTATCAACTGTCAAAGAAACCATTTCAACTAAAGCTTTAGTTTTTAATGCTTGTTTAGATGCTTTAACTTCTTCATCTTCATTAGCATCAATAATAACAAATTTAGCTTTTGGGTATAAACCTTTTTCAACATCTTCTAAAGATTTAGCTATCAAATCACTACCTTTTAGAATATATAATTTAACTAAATCTAGTGGGTTCTCTGTTTCAAAATAGTTAGAACCATAACTTAATTGTACGTGAGATAATTCTGAATCAAAGAATGGATGGTCTTCATTAGTTTTAAAAGTTAAATCTAAACTAATACCTAATCTGTTTTCTAAATCTTTAATTTCATCTTCAGTAGCAGGAAAAGAATATTTTCTAGTTCTTGAATCAACAGCACAGCTAATCTTAATAGGTTTTATTAAAGCACGTGCTTCTTCATTTTTAAACCAAACTGGTTTTTTAATTGGTCTTACTTCTACTAATGCCATATATTTAAGTGTTATTATTTTGTTATTAATTATTTATTAAGTGTTAGTTAAAAATTTAAGGGGTGAGGTTTTCACCCCTTAAATGACAACTAAAACACTTAAATTATAGTAAACCATTAGGTTGATAAACCAGCATACCACAATTTGAAATATCTTCTATCATTACACCTAATTGGTCAGTCAAATGGATTGAATAACTTTCTTTAGTGTTTGCAGGGTTTTTACCGTGATTTCTTCCTTCTGGACCAATCAAACCTCTTACATAACTAAATCCATAAGCACCTTCAACTTCAATTTTCTTAATGTTAGTACCATTATCACCTTTGAAATCTAGGAACAAATATCTCAATGATTCAACATATTTACCAGTAATAGGGTCTACTTGTCTGTTAAATCTTCTATCATCAAATAAAGGCATATGAACAAAGTTTACTTTGATACCCATATTAGAGATATATTGAGAGAAGTTATAACCATAACTATAAGAATTAGGATGGAAACTCATTGCTTGTTTAGCAGGATTAAAGTTAGTTCCAACAAATTTCCAAGAGCCATTTTCTTGAACTAATCTATTCATAGCTTCAGAAGCTTGAATCATACCTTGAAAACCTGTAAGTACAGTAATTTCTTTTACTTCACCTGGATTAACTCTTGAGAAATAAATATCAGAAAGATACTCTTCTAAAAGTTTTACAGAGAATTTATTGTAGTAGAAATTATTTGCAGAAGTTTCAAGTTGTTCAATAACACCTGGAAAAGTATCTACTTTATAACCTACAGCTGAACTAACACCTTCATTTGAAACACCATAAACAAGAAGTCTCTCTTTATCCATTTCAAATTGTTTGATTAGTTTAGCTTCAATAGCTGGTAACCAAGTAGAGTATTTCTTACCATCTTGAATAAAATCAGCAGCAAGAATCATTTCATGAGCATAGTCAGTAATTTCGTGTTGCAATCTTACTTTACCAGTTTTACCATATAAACTATAGTAACCACTGAATTGAACAGAACCACCTTGAATATCTGCTTCAGAAGCTGTAGCATACATTCTAGCCCACTCTTGACCTACTTGAAAAAGTTCACCTGGAATACCAGCACCATCTTGTTTTACATACTGCACTTTATAAATGTACTTACCACCAGCTGTTGCAGTTGGTCCTTCTTGGATTCTACATTGATATAATTTAGAACCTCTAAGAGGAACAATTACATCTGAAGGTAAATAAAAGTTTACATCAGCTTCAATATCAAACATAGTTCCACCAGCACCAATAGTAGCATCTTTAGCTACAGTAGCTTTAGTAATAACTAGTGGTTTGAAATCATCAGCTTTAACTTTATACTCATAGTCAGTACCTTTAATAGTCATCTTATTGCCACCAATAAGAGAACTAAACGCATTACCAGAATAGTTGTGTTGAGCAGAGAAAAGACCTTCCAATAAAGGTTTCATCTGAAAAGGTTTCTTCTCAGCCATTAGACCCAAATTATTTCTATCTGTATAATTTGGATTTACATTTCTATAAGTATTCTTAAATCTAATGTCTAATGCCATAAATTACTATTTTAAATTTAACTAAATATTTCAGCAAGATTTATTCTATCAGTAGAACTCCCAACACTACTTTTAACTAAACCTTTTCTGTTTTCTAAATTACTTTTTACTTTATTTGTTGTTTCTGTTTCAACTTTCTTTTTGAAATCTTTAAAATCAAAATCAGATTTTAATATTTTAGCAAGAAGAACTAATTTACTAGGCTCTTTAAATACCTTATTAAGTTTATCCATTATACCAGTAGTATAAGATTCACCTGATGGTACATTAGGATTAGTAATAAAATTATAAAGTTCACTTTTCTCTTTATCATTTATTTTGAAACCATTAATTTCTTTGTTTTCATTTAATGTACTTTTAATAGTTTCTCTATAAGCGTTATTTTCTCTAATCCTAGCTTTCTTAGCTTCTTCTTGTTCAAATATAGCTTTTTCTCTCTGTCTTTCTTTTTCAGCAGAAAGTCTTTCAAATATTCTTTTTGCTCTTATTGCTTTCTTACCACTATTAGTTAGATTCTCAATAAAATCTTCTATCTCATCGTGGTCATATTCCTCTTTCTTTAATTGATATCTAATTAAGTCATTTTGGAAACTTTCATCTTCAATATTACCTTCTGGTATTTCAGTGTCTTTATATAAACTTACAAAATCACTAACTCTACCACCAGACTGAATAAATCTAATTAAGTTTTTACCTTCATCACCTAATTCATTATTAGCAAAGTTTTTTAATCTTTGAGAAACCTCTGATTCATAATCTTGTTCATAAAGTTCTTTTAATCTTTCTGGAGTTAAAGATTCATTATCTTCAATATTAACATGTTTTAAAACACCATATTCTTTTAAATCTTTATAAACATCATCATAAATAGATGTTTCATTAACTTGTTCTTCTTTTTTAGTTTCTTCAGTTTTATTTAAATCAACCTCTTCTAAATTTTCTTCTTGTTCTTTTTGTTCCTTTGTAGGTTCAATTTCACTTGGTTGATTAGGTTGAGGTTCATTAGTAGGTTCTTCAATATTTGGTTCAGGATTACCAACTAAATCTTCCATATTAATATTTAAATCATCCCAACTAAAGTTGTCTAAAGAAGCTTCTGTAAAATTGTTTTCTGTTGTCATATTCGTTGCAAAATTAATAATAAAAATTTATATTTGTTAAGTTTTAATCTTTATAATTGAAAGTTTTGTCTAATTGCTTAATCAGCATTAACACTTGATTTTAACACTTGATTTTTTGCTTTTTTCTCTTCAATTTGTAATTTTTTATCTTGTTGTCTTAAATTATCCTCGTGTTCTTTTTTCTGTTGTTCAAGTTTAGCTTCTTGCAATTCTATGTTTCTTTGTTTAATTTCTGCATCTACACCAAACTTAGCAACTTCAAGAACATCTGGAGTACCATCTTTATCAAGGTCTTTATCTTCATTAAAACCAATAGAAAGAATAGTTTGTTTTTGAATTTCGAGTTCACCTTTTTTCTCAATCTCTTCCATTTTGAATTGATGCTCCATATACATTTTTTCTTTTTCAAAATCTTGTTGAGCTTGTTGAAGTTGTTGTTGAGCTTGTTGTTCAGACTCTTGTTGTTTACTAGCAAGTTCTCTTCTTTCTTTCTCTGCTTTTTTAAGTAATTCTTCAGCTTCAGTAATAGACTCACTTCTCATTACTTTCATTACATCTGACATTTCAATAGCTTGATTTTGCATAGCTGCATGAGCCAATTGCCTAACCATTTGTAAAGCTTCATCAGATTTCATAGAGTTAGAAACAAATACACCATAAGTACTATTCTCTAACAAATCATAATCTATTTGTAACATTCTTTGAGAAAAATCATCTAAAGCATAAGTTAAATACTTAGGTTGATATGTAGCATAAGCAACTTTAGCTATTTCAATTAAAGATTGTAAAGCATTTCTTTTAACTATATTGTGCATCTCAAAATATGGTTCAAGAATATTTGCTGATTGTATAATAGCTTGTTGAGTATTTCTAACAGCTTCATTAGAACCTATTTGTCCTTCTATTTGTTTAGTAATACCTACAGATTCACCACATCTTCTCTCAATATAATCAGCTAATTCTACATATTTCTTTATATCAGATATTAAAGATAAATCTATTTCTTTTACAGCTTGTGTAATATCTGTTTGTCTAGTACCCTCTTCATTAGGATTAAGTAAAGCTATTTGATTCTCAAATGTGTAATAGAACCATTGGTCTAAAGTAACTTTAGCAGATTTTAATGGTATTAATGCAGAATTTAAACCAAGTATTTTACCTCTATCAGAATTAATAAGATTTTCTATTCTATAAAGTATAGTATCATATAAATAATTGTAATGTTTAATTCTATCCATTACAGAAGTTGGTTCAGAGTTTAAAGCATCATAGTAACAACCAATATATGATAATTTACATTTAGTTGGATTTTCCATATCAAAATATTGACCTGGAACTTCTCTTAAATATAAATATAAATCATTGTCAATTTTATAACCTTCATATCTTGATACAACCCATATAGTTTCTTGAGATATATCACCAGCTTCCCTATTTAATTTATATTCTTCATCAACTACTACTTCATAAGGTTCTCCAGTAGTTAAATCAACTCCTTGAATAAACTTAATAGGTTTTAAAGCTTTCCATTCACAATGAGTAACTCTAATTCTATCAGAAGACCTATTATCAGAAAAAACATCTTGTAAATAAAATTCTGTACCTCTACTTTGAACTTTTTCATATAAACTGTCTATATCTTCATTTGTAAGTACATCACCAAATCTATTTACAATTTCACTTACAGTTAGAAACTCATCATAAGAAGCCCATTCAGCATCTTCAATATTGTGTTCAAATTCACCACAATCAAAATATAATGGATTAATAACTTTTAATACTGGTTCTTTATTTTCTATACAAGCTCTAAAAATTTCTTTAGAAGATAGTAATCCGTGCTTCCAAGCTAAATTAAACTTATTTCTTAAATCTTCTTTTTCCTTTAGATATTCAAGAATTTGATGAGCCAATAATTCAGCAGGGTCTTGATGTTCTCTCTCCATATAAAGTTTAACTTCTCGTGGAGTTCTTGCTTGCACTTCTTGTTCAATCTCTTGATTCAATTGTTCTTCAGGAACTTGTTCATTTTGTTTTTCTTGCATTATCTGCTGTCTTATTGGAGCAGTAATTTCTTGTATAACAAAATCTCTTATTTGATTAAATTCCTCTTGTTCTTTCCTAGTAGTAGCTTCTGGATTAGTAGCTAATACTTTAAAAGAAAAAGGTCTTCTCATCTCCATTCCAATAAGTGCTTTAATTTTACCAGATACAATATCTTTATGAGTAAAATTAGCTTTTGGCTTACCAGAATCTTTACCAAATGGATAACACACAGCCTCAAAATCTTTCATATTAACCTTATTATTAAAAAGGTCATAATTAGATTTCATCCTATGTTTATCATTACCTACAAAGGTTTCATCTTCTAAGAAATCAAATATATAATTTTCAGTTCTACTACAAAAATTATTTATATTATCTTTGTACCACTGATAATCATTAGATTCCTTTTGTTTTCTTGTTAATCTACCTCCTACCATTTAAACTATTTAAATAACTTATAACTTCTTCTAATCTACTTACAGAAGAAGAGTATTCTTTTTCTAATTCTTGTTCTTGTAATTGCATCATACACATAAAGAAAGAAGACACCCTATCAAAATTACCTTTTCTATTATACATTAATAATTCTTCTATAAATCCTGGACAATCTATTTCATCTATTACAGATAAAGTATTACCAAAATCATCTTCATAACCATTAAGTAACCAATCATTAGTATATTTAATACAATCCTCTTTTATCTTATCTGTCATATGACAACCATATTTTCTATCAACCTTAGATGATTGTATAGAGTTTGATATGGCTCTATCTGGTTGTGCTGCTAAATATTTTAATGCTTTCTTTCTTTCAAAATAAGTTATTGGGTGAGTTACTTCATTTTCTACCATAACTTGTGTGTTGTATAATATAGCTAACTTTAATGCTATTTCATTAACCATATCTGAATTTTGTGGTCTTCCATAATATTCAGCAACAATTTTATATTTAGTTTTTTCTCCTCTCCAATGTCCCTTAAATACTGTTATAGCAGATAATGAAGTACCATTATTTTGTCTATAAGGGTCATAACCTATTTTATAAAAATTTTGTGGTACATTTTCACTAGGAAATTCGTATATAACTACAGCACCATTTAAATCGTTAGTTTTAGGTTTATAATTGTATATTGGATTAAGTACATTATTTAAATCTGGCTTAGCTATAACTTTTGTTTTATCTTGATTATAAACTAAAGTAACTGGTATACCTTTTTTAATATGTAAAGATTTAGCTTGTATTTTATTAAGTCTATTCCTTAGTTCTTCTATACAAACAATTTCACTATGAGAAGCCATTGAGAAAGCCTCAGCAGGACACAAAGGAAATTCTTGCATATGTCTATGAAGAAGTATTGAACTAGATGAATTTTCTAATAATCTCTTTCTTCTTGCATTTTCCCATTCTAGAGCTTTCTTAATATCAGAGTTACCTTGTTTATCATAGAAACCTTCCATATTCCAAATAACTGGATGGAAGAAACCACAAACTGTATTTTCAGCATTATCATCCCATATATTAACAAATGGCATTAAACCATAAGCTAATGGATTATAGAACATATCAGCATAATCTACAGTACCTTTTTCCATATCTCCAGATGTACCAATAATACATATCTGACCTGTAATTTTACTACCAGCAGTAAGTGAAGGTACAATAGCATTATAAGATTGTGCTAGATTATCAAAAGCACCTGCTTCTTCTAAAAGAATAAATAAAGCATCAACACCACGCATAGCATCAGCATTATCTTTAAAAGTTCTTTTAGCATCTATAACAGACTTATAACCTTTCTCAACATTAACACCATTAATCTCTTCTACATAACCAGATTTAATAAAATCTTTTTTATCTATTAATCTATTTTTAGAAAAACCAGTATGTTCATTAAAGAAGTTTAAAAAACCAAGAGTTTTTTCCATTGTTTGTTCAATAAACTTCTTTTCATAAGCACCAATAAGAGTCAATTTATTCCTTACAGTATTATATAAATTAGCTATAATAATACCATTTTTAAAAGAGTAACCTTTTCTACGTGCTTTACCTACTATAAAGTGATAACCACCATTGAGATAATCAAGATGTGGTTTTACAAATAAACCTAATCTATCTAATACATCTTGGGATATTTTATCTCTTTGACTTTTTGTTTTAATGTATTCTTCACTATCTTTAGGCAGTTTTTTTAATTTTTTATTTAGTTCTGTCCATTTAGATTTTTCTTTATCTGTACTTGGTACTTGTGTATGTTTAGAACATATACCATTTCTAGCTATTTCTAAAGACCAAAAGAAATTGTAATCACCATCCCAAAAGTCTGGAAAAGATGTAATTTTATTAGCTAATGCTTCATCTTCATCTTCATCATCTTCTCCATATTCAACTCTTTCAATTTGAGCAAAGTTTAAATAGCAATAATGATGTCCTGTTATTTTTTGACCTTCAACTTCATAACCTTCAATACATCTTCTTAACTGTTCTTTCCAATAATCTAACCATTCAGGAGTACCATAAGGAGCTTCAGTATAATAACCCTTCTCTATAAATCTTATAGCTTCCTGTCTAAATACAGAACTATCTAACCATTTACCTTTACTATCTCTAATCATACTAGTTCTCTAATGGATTAATAGCTTTATTACCTCTTGTTCTTGAAGTATCAAATAATTCTTGTTCTACTTTTTCCTTTAATGTATTTAAAGAGGTCATAATTTTTTCTACTTTTTCAACAGCAGAATAAACATCAGCTGGTTTATATACTGGCATTCCAGACTTAGTTCTTTCATTTAAATCTATACCTATTAGATACTCTCTTGTTTTCATAACTGTATCTAATGATTGTTTATACATCATATAGTTAAATGAACCTTCAGTTTGAAATTCCTCTATCTTAACTAAACATTGTTCTATAAGAATATCAGGTTTCCAATCAGGTGGAAATTTTAAAGTTTCTCTTAATTTATAAAATCTCTGTTCATCAGAATAACCAGCATAAGGATTAGTTTTTCTTTTAGATGACATTAATTCTATAAAACTAAATTCTCTAATAGCCTGAGACTTATCAGGAGAAGTGTCTCTCTCCCATATATCTCTAAAAGGAGATATAAGTAAAGTCTCAGGGTTTGGTTTAGCTATATTATTTTCTAGTACAAATAAATAAGCCATTATTTTTCTAAGCTAAGTTTTATATTTTTATTATTAATAAGTGATTTTTTATTAGCATCAAACCTATTAATATCTTCTGATTTTACTTTAGGAGCAATAACTATTTCACCTTTACTAATATAAATCATAATTAAAACTCTTTTAGTAAGCAATAAGTTACAGTTTTTTGATTACCAATAAAATCTAAAATTTTATAATAATCAGAAGTACTATTACATACTTGACAACCAGTAGACCAACCACCAATTAATCTTGTAATTATATTTCCAGGTTGATAAGTTGCTGTATGGAAATTAATACCAATAATACCTTCTCTTAATTTTCCAATTTCCTCAACTTTATCATTCTTATTCCAATCTCTATAAAACTTAATAGGAGTAGCTTGTCTTAATGCTCTCATCTTACCTCTGTGTAATCCAGGAGACCATAAAGAATAATACCACTCATTAGTTTTAATTACAGCACAACCTTCTGGATTATAAGTATTATAATTTTTTAAACCAGTAAGTCCAGCATTAGTTGTACCAGTAGTTACCATAACAAATTTTTCACCATTAAAAAGATAAAATTTATCATCAAACTCATTAAATTTATCTTCTTGTGATTGTACTCCTAATAACCAATAACCATTAGGGATTTGTTTAAAAGAAGATAAAGACTTTACTTTATCTAATAATTGTTTATCTGTATAATTTTTCATTTTATTATTGTTGCTTTAATAGTTAATGATTCAGATGTACCATCTTTATAAACTACATCTAAACTTTTATAAATCTCATATCTATTTACCTCTAGGTGCAAAGGTATTATACTAGTGTAAAGTTTAACATATAGTTTATTATTTTCATATTTTTCAATGTCTATACAACCACCACAATAACCAGTATAAAAATTAATATCTTCTGATATATCATCTGTTGATTCAAATTCAACATTAATATATTCTCTTTCTTTAACTTCACCTAAGTCTATAAGACTCTCTTTAAATTTACTCATCACCTTTATATATTTTAAATTTATCTTGTTTTAATATCCAGTATTTGTGAGTATGTTTATCCCAAATTTTCCTACCTTGTTTTAACAATTCCCACTGTAACTTAGTAAGCATATATGGATAACAAGGTTTATCACAAGCTTTATCAGCAAATTGTAATTGAGTTGTTTGACATTGACAAATTTTACATTGTCCCTCATTATAACATTGCTTATCCATAGAATTAACTCTAGTTTCAATTTGTTCTCTAATGTAAGATTTAATAAAACCTCTTAAACTAATACCTATTAGTTGTTTAGAGTAATACAAATTGTATCTAAAATTTCCTTGAAAAAAAGCTTTAATGTTCTTTAGATTTATTTTTGATTTCAATATACTCATTATAAATACCAGTTTTTTCTTTAAACTTATTTTCAGTTATTTTACCTTTATCTAATCTATTGGTAAAACTTTTAACTACTTTATTAATTCTAAATGAACTTACCTTAAAAGAACCTAAATACTGTAACCTAATATCTTTTAAATTGTTGTTATTCATAACCTCTTTTACTAACTTAAAAGGTGAATTACAAATATCGGCAAATTGCTTTAAAGATATATCAGGATATTTATCTTTTACCTGTTTATAATAATCTTGTATATCTTTATTCATTTTTAATCAATCTAAAATTATAAATTTGAACATCAGGTTCTGGTATTAATAAAGGTAATATATACAACTTATCTTCACCTAATATAAAACCTTTAATTTTTAAACTTCTAAGATAATTACCAAGACCTCCTAAAGATAGAGATAATTTTTCTTTAACTATTTTTCTACCAGTAGTAGAAAAAGGTTCATTAGCTAAATCACCTGATAGAGACATAAAAGCAGATAAAACCTCTATCTCTTTATCTGTCATTTGTATAGGTAACATAGGATTAATAATATACAAATGTTTCTTGTGATAATTATAGCTATCAAGACTAATGGATTTACTTATTATTTTCATATCTACTAATTTTATATTTGATATATTCATTATACAAATCTAAAACCTCTCTTTTTTCAAATTTATCTAAATCAGAATTTTCATCTAAAAATATTCTAATTTTTTTAAATCTGTATAAAGGTGCAATAGTATTTAAAAAATATAATGTAAATGTTTTATCTTTGTAATATTTGTACAAAGCATATCTTAACATTACACTATTATCTTTTCTAAAATCTATATCAGATTCTTCATTTCTAAAATCAATATCAAATCTTACTATTTGTTTAAGTGTTTTCATATTGCAAAAATATAAATTATTTTTAACATAACAAAAAAGCAGATAGAAAACTATCTGCTTTTTACACCAAAAGTTAATTTAAACTTTTATTTTTTTGTTTTTCTTTTTAGTTCCCAAAGGGGTGTAAAAAGTCCTCCATAGGGGTTTAACCTAAGAGCAGGAGAGCTAATTCCTACTAACATATTAACTCGTAATTTGTTTAATTTTAAATTCAGTTTTTATCTGCCCTTTTAGATTTCAAACTGAACTAATTAAATCTTAGAAAGTTTTATTAGTTATCTTTGAGACCATCTCTAATAACCCTTACTTACTAAAACAACCTTACCTTTAAGGTTACTAAAAAACTTATTAACTGTCTTTTTATTATACAGCTCTTATTTGACATATAACTTATACTCTACATGTTACAAGCACTATTTTTTTAGCTACAGTACATACTGACCAAATTTATAAGATTCTATTATTCCTATTATGTAGCCCCAAGATAGGTAGTCTTATAAATTACTGCTAATTCTATTATCCCTTTGCCTTACTTTCCTCGTGTCCTGACTTCAGTATAACCTTAATCATACCTGCCTTGTCTCCTCTATTTTAGTCCTTTTAAGGGATTCTACTGATGAATGAATTATAGAGTGGGATTCACACTGGTTTTGTTTTGCACTTGTATGGGGGTGTTTCATACAATCCTCACAACTGGGTTTAGCAGCATAGGCTTTCATTATATATCTTTTTGGAACTATGGTATCAATCCTCTTAGAAATATTGTTGTATAACCTATAAAGTTATCATCTTTTTTAAAACAGCCTCAACAATATATTACATCTAAGACTAAACTCCCATTTAAGCAGCACCTTACATATCTCTATTAATGTACAGCCTGAAATGACTTTGTTGCAGTGTCATTATTCCAAGTGCAAAATTATAAATAAAAAATTACATGGCAAAATTTTTAGAAAAAATTTTTAGAAATTTTTTGGTATAATAAAAAATCAATGAGTATTAATGAAATAAAAATGAACCCCCTACTAGTTAAAAATTTTTCTAAAAATTTTATTAGTTTTTTAAATAAAATTTTTTGTTTCTAAATGAAAGTTTGTGATACCCCCCACTAGTTAAAAAAAATAAATTTTTTAAATTTTTTATAGGTTTTTACTTTTAAATGTAAGTTCGTGGAGTATCCCACTCCAACCCCCCACTCTTTTTTGAGAAAAGAAACTCCCCCTCTTCTCTCATCAAAGAACAAATTATTGGGGGACAAATTATTATATATTATGACAGCAACAGCTACAAGTCTTTCACAAGAGACTTTAAACAAATTGTATCAAACTGATGCTTATTATCAAGCAACAGCACTCTATGGCATAGCTTCAACAGATGAAGATATTATAGACTATGCTATATATGAGTTAAGTCAAGTTCTTAATTACAATCCATTTTCACTAACAGATGAGGTTGAATTACTTATAGAACTTGGTCTTGTAGAGAATATTGAAGACTTCCACAACAGAGTAGAAGAGTACTTTGATGAAGAAGAGAAAATACAAGCTGAAGATATAGCATCAATATTCTGGTAGTATAATAAAGCCTCTAGTAAAATAGAGGCTTTATTTGCTTTATTTTTTTAATAATAACTAATAAATAATAAATACAATGAAATTAAAAATGTACATCTTAGCTTCTTACATTTATGTATTATTTAATACATATTTAGTATTTGCACCAAGTAATCTCAACATTAATGAGAGAATAACATTTGGTATATTTGTAGTATTATATACTATATTTAGTACTTATTATGTCTATAAGTATTATACTAGTGGTAAATACTATAAAGAGTATAGAATTAAATTACCTTATAAAGGTAAAAAGTTAATTAATAATAATATTAATTAGTGTTTAATAAGAAGGTTTTTTGGGGTTGAAGACCCCAAAAAACCCAAATTTTTTATTACCTCAAAACTTCTATAAAATACCTTTCACTCATAATTGAATAACTAAAATTAAATAAATATGTCATACAAAAATTACATATCAGTAATACTATCCTTATTCCTATTAGGTAAAATAGTGTATTTACAACACTATACTTATATTACCACAGCTAATAGTAATAAACTATTAGTTTATACAGCCCATAAAGATTCTGATGGTTTCTTTATATTATCTATTAAAGATGAAAATGGACAAATAGATAATATGTATATTAGAGAAACTGGTGCTTTATATTATAATAAAGCAGAGATTTATGAAACTCCTGAAGATTTATATTGTTACTTTATTAAGTCTAAAGAGACTAATAAATTAGTACCAATATTTATAGATAAAGAAGTTGTGTTACATATATTTAATAATTTGTAATTAATAGGGGTTTCTGACCCTTATTAATTTATAATTAGTTATAAACTAGTTATAATTAGTTGGAAATTACTCCTTAGTCTAGTATATAATAATTACTTTAGTTTTTACTAGCGGTGCAAAGCACCGCCACTAAACTAACTTAATTATGGTATACAACACTATGGACAGTAATTTCCAATTTAATTAATTACCTACCAAATATAAACCTCTCACTCTTTTTTGAATAAATAATTAATAAATAATAATACAATGAATAAGTTAGAATTTGCACAAGAAATGATTAAAATTGCTAGAAGAGTTGGAGAATTAACTTTCAAAAATGATTTCAATCCAGATGGTAGTGAGATTTCTAGAGAAACAGGTAATTACTGTACAAAATGGTATCTTCATAACATAGTCTCCAGAAGTTATGATGCAGCAAAGAAATCAATTAGTAATTTTATTGAAGAATCAGATATTAGATATTTAGGTGATAATGACCTAAATATACTTAAAAGTGTTTTAAATGAAGTTTTAAATAAATAGGTAATAAAATGAAAAATCTATTAACACTATTATTATTGTTGGTTGCAGGATTAAGTTACTCCCAACAAGTTTATAATTTAGATAAGCCAAAAGAAAAAACAGAAGTTTCTTTAATTGGTAAATCTAAAGAAACTAAAGATAAAGCAATTTATCAAGGTAAAGAATTTCCAGTATATATTACTGAAAAAGGTAAACTATTTATTATAGTTACTAGTAAGAAAGGTAATTTATATAGGAAATATATTACCCAAGAGAAATAATAATATTATATACTATATAGGTGTGTTTAGTAAAATGACTTAGTGGTTCATTACACCTATATAGTATATATCTTTATTTTTATATTTACACCACATTTTAACCTTTCACTCTTTTTTGATATTAAGTTTAGTATGTTATGGACTTAATAATCAATAATCTTATACATAACTTTATTAATAACTTATTTAAAAAATCTTAAAAACTATGGTAACTGTAATTAAACAAACAAAAAGAAAAAATGCAATTGTATCAATTAGTGAAAAAAATCCAGAAAAAGCACAAATAGCTGTAATGGAAGTTAGAACAGAGTATTACTATGATGAAATACTTATGGGAACTTTTGCTCGTGAACACAAAAGAGTTGCATACATCAATGGTGATACAAAAGATTTTGTTGGTAAATACCAAGAAAATGACAAATTGCCAGGACAAGTAATAACTCTTACATCTTATACACCATTCTTTGAGGGACAACAACCAAAGATGAAACAAGATGAGAAACAACAATGGACTATTCCATTTACTGATGAACAAGGAAGACTTGTTTATACACGTAATGTGTATGATGCTTCTGGTAAAATGGAAGATAAAATTGTTGATGCTGCTCAATTAATAGCATTAGCTGAAGCTAGAAAAAATGGTGCATTAGTTAATACTAATGAACCTATTGGAGAGCCTCAAGAGTTTTAGTATAATTAAATAGGATAGTTTTACACTATCCTATTTATTTATTTTTACTCATTTAGCCAGATAGTGTGTAAAAAATTGTGTTGAGTTTTGTTGTGAGTTAATTAAAGTTTTACTTTAAAAAATTTAGCTAAAGGGTTGAAAATCAACCCACTCAATAATAAAACACCTATTTAAAAAATCTTAAAAACCATTACATTCAATAAAATATATAGCCTTATGAACAAAATTACAAACCTTGAAAAACTTAGAATCTTGAAAAAGATTAACAGATTAGAAACCTTCTTAAACAACATTCTTAGAAACCCAAATACTTCTCTATATGAAATACAATCTGTAGAGCAAGAAATAGACTATCTTTATAGCCTATTAGAAGAATAAAAACAACTAATTGCCTTTTTAATAAAAATTATATGCAAACAGAAAAACAAAAAGCTAGACAAATCCACATTATTAAACTTTTGCAAAAAGCAAAATTTAATGGTGGTTCAGTATCTTTTATGCAAGAAACTGAAAGAATAAACCTAAGAAATTTATCTCCTATTAAACACGAGTGTATTAGGAGAATGAATTTATCACCAGAGTTCTTTAAAGGTAAAAACCTATTAGAGTGTTTTAAAGACCTTGAAGAACTAAAAAAAGATTTTGGTGCAAAAACCTATGTAATCAATTAATGCAAAGAACAAAGTTCAATTTTTCTAATAAGGAAGATTTAGTAATCATTAGAAATGTAGAAAATTATCCAGATAATTTAAATGTAGCTTTTGAAAAAGCTATGCAAGAATTAAATACTGAATCTTTTCTACAATTGAGAAATAATACATTAAGGTCTATAAAAGGTATTGCTAATAGATACTATAGTAAAATTAGAACTTCAGAGAATAAAATACTCTGTGTAGATTCTAAAAATGGTTTTATTAACAATACCAAAAATACACCAAAATTAAGAGATACAAATGAATTTCCAGAAGATAGACAACTCAATAAAGTAGAGTGGGTTGTTAAAATTCTTTTATCTCTTAACAATGATGAGAGAGATTTTATTATTAATTTCTTCAACAACTCATCAAAATTCAAAACAATTAGTAAAAAGAAATCAATAAATTAAATTGTACTGAAATGTCAAAAACTAATGAACTCTTGAGAGATTCTTTATCTTCTATTAAAGAATCTAAGAAAAAGGAAGACATCAAAAAAATTAAAAAATCTCTTCCTAAAAGAGATACTAGAAATATATCTGGTAAAAAAGCATTTAGTTTAGAGCCTTTTTTAGACCTATTAACTATGCTTAATACTCTAAAATTAGAGCCTCAATTTTATGCTACTGCCAATGAACAAATAACTAGACTTCACAACCTAATCAATACTTGTGTATCAATAAATCTTATTCTCACTTGTAAATGTGTTGTTTGGTCTAGAAAATTTGGTAATGGTATGAGAACTATATCTCATATAGCTTCTGTATTTTTAGCACCTCATATCTCACAAAAAGGTTTTGCTAAAAGATTTTATTCTAATACCACTGGAGTAATTTATAGACCAGATGATATGTATGAAATATTAAATGGTTTTGTACAATTCTCCAATGGTAAGAAATTAACTAACTCAATGAAAAAAGGTTTTAAACAAGCAATTGAGAACCTTAATACTTATCAATTGTTGAAATACAAATCAAAACTCATTGATGTTATTAATCTTTGTAGACCAAATCCAACATTATCTAAAGCTACAGTTGATTATAATAATGAAACAGTTAGTACATTAACTGCTATTATTAAAAACTACAAAGTATCTGCAAATACTTGGGAAGTTAATCAAGTTGTAGCTGGTCAAGAAGTAGCCAATGCTCTTAAAGAAAATAAAATTTCTAAAGAAGAAGCTAAAGAAATTTTAACTCAAGCTAAAGCTAATAACTGGAAAGAACTATTAGATAATAATAATCTTGGTATTTTAGCTGCTCTTAGGAATATTAGAAATATACTTTCTAATAATCCTGAAAGAACTACTATTACCAAATTATCATCTTTACTTTCCAATCCAGAACTTATCAGGAAAGGTAAGATATTTCCATATCAAATAGATATGGCTCAAGAAGTTGTTAATTCTGAATTTTCAGATTATAACTCAAGAGTTATTCTAGAAGCCTTAAACATAGGATATGAATTATCAATACCTAACTTAAAAGAATTACTTACTGGTAATAACCTAGTAATTGTTGATATGTCTGGAAGTATGCACGCTAGAATTAATACCACAGGTTTTGTTTCTAAATCCACTTGTGCTAATAAAGCTAACCTTATTGCTGCTACTATAGCTAAAGCAACTAAATGTGATGTTATTGCATTTGGAAGTTCAGCTTATTATGTTAAATACAATCCTAATCAAGATGTATTTTCTTTAGCACAAGGACTTAGAGATGATTTAGGTGGTACTAATCTTTCTACTGCTTTTAACTTAATAGTTTCAAGTAAGAGAAAGTATGATAGAATTTTTATTCTATCAGATAATGAGATTAACAATGGAGAAACTTATAACTCCTATGCTAAACTTATTTATACTATTGGTACTCCTTATATCTATTCTGTAGATTTAGCTGCCTATGGTACTTCTATTCTAAAAGGAGACCACGTTAAATTCTTATATGGTTATGGTTTTCATCTATTTGAAGAAATAGCCAATACAGAGTTTAATCCAAATAATTATCTCAAAGAGGTAATGAAGATTAAAATATAAACATTAACCCCATAAGAGATTTACTTTTAAAATTATTATTAACATTTCTCAGTTGATAGTTAGTCTGTTTTACTCTTATTTTCAATTCTTATGGGGTTTAAACTTATTTATTATGATAGTAACAATTGACAATGTAAAATATAAAGTGATGTTTAAACATCACAACAAAGATAAAGATTATAAAGGTACAGATTGTACTATTATAAGAGTATCTAACAACAATAACCCAGAGGTTTGTAAAGAGGAAGTTGTAATTACAACTCATACAACTCTTAAAGATGGTGATAATTTCAATAAAGAAACTGGAAGACAACTATCTTTAAAAAGAGCTTTACACAATATTGGTTTTTCAAAAGGTATTAGACAAATCTTTTGGAATGCCTATAAAATATGGGGCAAAACAAGATTTTAGTTAAAAAAGCTATAGAAAATTTGTTTATTTAAATATCTTGTTTTAATTTTGCAGTCCATAAGGAATATATAATAAGTTTTTTTAAGTGTGCTGAGATATTACTTACTTCATATTTTTGCTTTTATTTATTTTTTATATCCGTATTACATTGCTAATAACTGATAGTCCATTCTAAAAAAGTAATATCAACTTAGCCACAAATTTTTAAAGTAAGGAAATGTAATTCAACTGAATAGAATATCTGTCTTCTAAACAGAAAGTTATGGGTTTGAGTCCCATCATTTCCACAAAAAATGTAGTGAGTCATTTGTATATAATTAATATTATTGTATTTATGGGTAGTGATAATTTAGTTACTTCGTTGGTTTAGAAATTATACTAAATTAATATACTCCCAATTTTTTGATAATAAAATAAAGAGTTGTTACTTTTGTACATAATAGCCTTTCTTTTTAAATATTTTATTCATTGATTTACTCTATAATGTTTTAATGATTTTTATATTGTAACAACTCTTTTTAAAATATATTTTTGATTGATGTTTTATTTACAGGTGGTAAATATTTAGTTACTTCATTGGTCTTGGTTTTTATTTTAGTCTAAATATGTTTACCCCTAAATGTAAGTGTATGCAAGTGGTTAAAGCAGGCAGTCTGTAAAACTGTTCCTTTAAGGTTCATGGGTTCAAATCCTATCACTTACACTTTGTACATAGGTTAAAAAGTTATTCTAGAGTGCTGAATAATAAGTTACTTCAAAATAGAGAACTTGAAATTCTTGTCATTTTAAACTTTTACTTATTATATTTAGCCTCATTTTTTGGAATATTAGCTCAGTTGGTTAGAGCATATGACTGTTAATCAGAGGGTCATAAGTTCAAATCTTATAGTACAACAAAACAAAAACTCTACAACTCTAGTCTTTTCTTGGATTTTTTCATTATATATTGTATTATTTATTTTTAGTCATTGGTTTATGTGAGTTTTGTAGAGTTCTCACAAATATAGTTCTTTTTTTGCACATGTTTTGCGAATTTTGTTAATACGTATGCTTGACATTTTTAACTTTTGTTAAATTAACTACTCTTGGTCGTGAGATAAAAGAGTAGTTTTTTATTTAGTAAATAATTAACTTAAAAATAAAAATTTGACAGTTCAGTACAAAACCTGTTTGATTTAATATAACTTGATTGTTCAGTGCGTGGTAGCAAGAAATTTACAAATAGTTTAAATTATAAAACAAGTGAATGATATCTTCGAGGAAGATTACCATACTAAATATTGTAACTCACTCTAACCAGGAGTAACTATAGTAGTTAGAATAATCAAAACAGGTTTGTACTAAACTTTTAATAAAGAATAGAATTATAAACATATGATAACAAAAATTTTAACAGTCATTGGAGTAATAATTATAACATTTATAATTATATTACTAACAATTATTATAGTAAAATACATAAAGTATTGTTACTTAGAATTAACAATTAAAAGAGGTACTCATGTATTATTTAAAGTGAATGATAAAGAGTATAACCTTTATAATAAGGGTAATATTATAATAGATAAAGACGATAATGTTTTTGTAGTAATAAGTAAATCAATAGATGACAAAAACCATTTCTATCTATATTGTAAAGTAATAAAAGATTGAAATCTTGTGTATTTGCATTTATTAGAAACTGTGTGAGTGATTACACATCAATAAAGTTCAAGTTTCTAATAATATAAGGAAGTGAAGTAGAATTATATAATTCTCCTATGGTTCACTCACTTCCTTTTTTAATTTTAAACATTATGCAATACACAATTTTTGATATTGAAACTAATGGTCTGTTAGATAATGTATCAAAGATACATTGTTTATCATATCAAAAGTTTGAAAATGGATTATTAACTGAAAAAAACAACATTACAAATTATGAAGAAATTAAAAACTTTATACAAACTCAATCTATTCTAATAGGGCATAATATCATTAGATATGATTTACCAGTGTTAAAGAAACTATTAGGTGTAATAGTACCAAAAGAAACTAAAATAATAGATACTTTAGGATTATCTTGGTATTTATACTCTTCTTATGATACTCCTAGAAAAGGTAAAAAAGTATCTCACGGATTAGATGTATGGGGAGAAATATTAGGTGTAGCAAAACCTAAAATAAATGATTGGTCTAATCTATCAACAGAAGAATATATACATAGATGTAGTGAAGATGTTGAAATAAATCAGCTATTATTTAATAAAGAGTTTTTACTATTAAGAAAATTATATGGTAAAGATTATTGGAGAATAATAAACTATATTACATTTAAAATGGATTGTTTAAGAGAACAGGAATTTACTAAATGTAAAATAGATATTGATTTACTAGATAAATCTTTAAAAGAACTTAATTATTTATATGAAGAAAAAGAAAAAGTTTTAGCTTCAGTAATGCCCAAAAAAATAGTATATAAAACATTTTCTAAACCATCTAAAATGTATAAAAAAGGTGGTTCTTTATCTTCTATAGGTGAAAGATGGTTTAATTTACTATTAGCAGAGAATTTACCTGAAGATTATGAAGGAGAAGTTTCTATTGTTAGTAAAATGGAAGAACCTAATCCAGGAAGTACAGACCAGCTAAAAGATTTTTTATTCTCTTTAGGTTGGAAACCTATAACATTTAAAGATGGTTCTAATGGTAAAGTTCCTCAAATATTAGATGATAGTAAGAGAGTTTGTAAATCTATAATAGATTTATATCCTTTATGTCCTGAATTAGAAACTTTAGACCAAATGTCTTTAATTAAACATAGAATAGGTGTTTTTAAGGCTTTTAAAGACTCTTTAGATAAAAATAATTATGTTGAAGCTACAGCAAATGGGTTCACCAACACAATGAGATTTATGCACTCCAAGCCAGTAGCAAATCTAGTGAAAGTTGGTAAATTTTATGGTGAACAAATAAGAGGTTTAATTACTGTACCTAATAGTAATTATTTATTCTGTGGTAGTGATTGTTCAGCTTTAGAAGATACCACTAAACAAAACTATATGTTTAAATATGACCCAGATTATGTAACTCAAATGAGAACACCTGGATTTGACCCACATATAGATATAGCTGTTTTATCAGGATTAATGTCTAAAGAAGAATCTGAAGAATTTAAAAGGTTAAAAAAAGTAGATAATCAAACTGAAGAAGAACACAATGAATATGCAAGATTAAATTCTATTAGGAGTAAAGCTAAGACAGTGAATTTTGCTGGAATTTATGGAGCTGGAGCACCTAAAATAGCTGAAACTTTAAAATCTGATTTAGATTTTGCTAAGGCACTACATACAACTTATTGGAATAGAAATAAAGCTGTAAAACAAACATCAGAAGATTTTATTATTAGAATAATATTTAAAGATGGTACAATAGCAAACTATAAGAATAAAGATTTATTATCTTTAAAATTTAAAGAACAACAAGAATTTACAGAAAAGATAAGTTCTATGTGGCTACTAAATCCTTATAGTAAATTACTATATCCACTAAGATATTTTAAAGATGCCTTCTCTACAGGTAATCAAGGATTAGGTGTATGGTGTTTTGATAATTATGTAAGACAAGTAAGGAAAAGAGGTATTAAAATATCTCTTCAATATCATGATGAGATAGGCTTTACATTTTTAAAAGATAAATACACACAAGAAGATATACTAAAATTACTTAAAGAAAGTATTAAAGAAGTAAATGAAAAATTAAACTTAGATATACCAATAGATGTTTCAGCAGATTTTGGTACTAACTATGCACAATGTCATTAATTATGAATGCAAGAGAGAATATATTAAAAGATATATTAGGTAAAGCTAAAAGAAATGATATAGGTACTTATCTTATGTCTCCTCGTCTAGGAAAGACTCGAGTTATAATAGAACTTATAAAGAAGTTTAAATACAAAAAAGTTTTATGGGTAACACCCAACACTAAACTAAGAGATGAAGATATACCTAATGAGTTTATTAAATGGAAAGCTAAGACTTATTTAAGTAAGACTAATATAGTTTGTTATTCATCTCTTAAAAAACAATCAGGAGAATATGATTTAATAGTTTTAGATGAGGTACAGTGCTTAACCTTATTTCAAGCTAATAGGTTATTAAGTAAAAAATTAACCTATAAATCATTGATTGGACTAACTGGAACACTCCCTAAACACAAGATAAAGTTAGATATATTATCTTACTTAGGGCTTGATAAAATACTGAAAGAAGTTTCTATTAATGAAGCTATTGATAATAATATAGTTGCTGATTATAAAGTTATGACTATAGGAGTACCAATAGATTCAATAAATAAAACTGTCTTATCAGGTAATAAAACTAAATCTTTCTATCAAACAGAATATCAGAAGTATCAGTATTTAACTAAAATGTGTGAAGATACTATGAGTACCTCAGCATTTTTAAGAAGAATGAGATTTATACATAATTTACCATCTAAATTAAACTATGCTAAAGCTATATTACCTAAATTAACAGGTAGGACTCTTATATTTTGTTCTAATATTAATCAAAGTAATCAATTAAATGTACCAACATTTAATTCAAAGACTAATAAAGAGAATTTAAATAAGTTTGTTAATGAGGAAATAAATACTTTAGCACTTGTTAATGCTGGTGGAATTGGTTATACATTTCATAATATAGATAATGTACTTATAATACAAGCAGATAGTAATAAGAATGGTCTGAGTTTGCAAAAAGTAGCTAGAAGTTTAATTTATAGACCTAATTACATTGCTAAAATATATATTCTATATTCTAAAGATACTGTAGATAAAAAATGGGTATTTAGTCTATTAGAAGATTTAGATAGTAATAAAGTAAAACATTATAATTTATGAGTAGAACTTTAATTGATATTAACCCAGAGATTAAAGAGAAATTACAAGAAGAAAAAATTAGACCTTATGATGATGCTTTATGCTATCTAATGTGTCTATACTATAATATAAAACCTACTTATATACCAGAAAATTTAATCAATAAGATTTTAGCCACTGGTATTATAAATAGAGATTATATTACTGGTGAAATTACTTGGAAGATTAATTTCTTAGCTGAAGATATATCTAATTTTGAATGGATTAATGAATATAGAAATTTATTTAAATCCATTAATCCTGAAAGGGTTGGAGTAAAAAATCAATGTATTTCTAGAATGAAAAGATTTTTTATTAACAATCCTTCAGTAAGAAAAGAGGATATATTAGAAGCTACTAAGAATTATATTAGACAAGTTAATGAACCTAAATACTTAAAATCAGCTGATTATTTTATATATTATGATGGTGAAAATTCACTATTAAAAGAATATATTGAAAGATTACCAAAAAAAGTGAGTAATGAACAATCTTATAGTAACTTTATATGAATTTTAGTGATGTATATCAAGACATATTAAATAATAAAGAAAATCATAAGAGAGGTTATTATAACTGTATTCCATTTCTTGGTTTAGAAAGACTTGAGAAAATTGTTCCAGGTATTGAAATGGCTTCATCTAGTCTATTAGGTAGTGGTAGTGGTACTGGTAAATCTAAATTAGTTAGGTTTCTTTATATACATACACCACTAATGTATTTGGAACAAAATCCACTAGAGGATATAAAATATAATTGTATTTTATTTTCTTTAGAAGAGTCAAAAAAGAAAATTATTTTATCTGAGATATCAAGATATCTTTATACTAAATATAATAAAGTTATATCTGTTAAAGAGTTACAATCTATTGGTAGATATAATACATTATCTGTAGAAGATTTAAAATTAGTTAAAGAAGCTGAGGAACACATAAATAAATTTCTAGAATATGTTGATATTCAAGATGAAATAAGAAACCCCACTGGTATTTTTAAATATTGTAGAGATTTTGCTCTACAAATAGGTACTTATTATAATAAAAATAATGTACCTTTGTCCCCTGAAGAAGTTAATAACATAAAAAATGGTATTGGAGAAGATTATAAGAAAATAGCTTATTATAAAACTCATCACCCAAGACATTTTGTTATTATTATTATTGACCATATTTCGCTAAAAAATTGGCGTTTATAATAGTAATATTATAAATTATTAATGGGCAAATTCAATGAAAGCTAAGTTATTTAAAATAATATGCCAACATTGAGCTAACTTAACCTTTAAAAAAGTTAAGTAGTGCAACGCATAGAAGATGAAACTACAAAAGTAGAATATAATTCTTCCACGAGTGTCCATTACCCTAATAGGTAGAGCTAAGGGTAAAAATATATGCTGAACTTATAGGAAACTATAAGAATTAAAGGATAAAAAACCTTTAAGATAACAAATTGAATTTTTCCAGAGAAAAATGAATCATTAAGAGATGCTATGGGTAATTTATCTTCTAAATATTTATTAAGATTAAGAGATAAATTTGGTTTTACACCTATAGTAGTACAACAATTTTCTTTAGCTAAAGAAAATGTAGAGTTTAATTATAGTGGTAAAACTATAGAAGAAAAACTAGAGCCTTCAATAGATAGCTTTTCTGAGAATAAAACTCTTGTTAGAGATTTTAATTATGTGTATGGTCTTTATAACCCATCAAGATATGGTATATTACAACACGGGGGTTACAATATATCTTTTATGAGAGATAATTATAGGTCTTTAAAAATACTAAAGTCAAGAGATGGTATATCAGATGTTCAAGTTCCTTTATTCTTTAATGGTGCTTCTGATGTATTTAAAGAATGTCCAAGAATAGAAGATGAAGTTAATTTAGGAAAAATGTATAGTTATATAGAAAAACTAAGAAATGGCAAATAGTATTTTAGTATTAGGTAATAGTGGACAAGGTAAAAGTTCATCTATGTTCCCTAATAAAGACTTACAAATTAAAGGTTTAAAACCAGAAGAAACCTTTATTATTAATGTAGCTAAGAAGCCTCTACCTTTTAGAGGTTATAAGAAATTTTATCAAGAATTTGATAGACAAACTAAAAAAGGTAATTTACTAAACAGTAACTCAGCATCTGAGATTATTAATTATATTACTAATATACCTAAATTAGGTAAATTTAAAAATGTGATTATTGATGATGCTAATTATCTACTTACAGGTGAATATATGAGTAGAGCTAAAGAAACAGGGTTGATGAAATATTAAGCCCTTATCCATCTAATTGCTGGAAACCCCTTAGAGACTTAATACTACAACATAATCAGTGATGATAAGTGTGAGAGTTTAAAAAATTAAGTATTGGGCAATCAGCAGCTAAGACTCTTAGTTTAACTAAGTGTAAAGTTCAACGACTATCTCGTAAGAGAGTACATTTAAATTTAAAATTTTTATGGAAACGGTGGAATATACTATTTATAGTATATAAGATATAGTCTAATCCTTTATGAAAGTAAAGGTAGTAATGTTAATAAATTCACAGATTTAGCTAAAAACTTTTATGATGTTTTAACAGCAGGAATCAATTTACCTTCTGATATGAATTTCATTATGTTTGCTCATACTGAAGTTGAAGAAGGTGCTTATAAGATAAAAACTGTTGGCAAGCTCATAGATTCACAAATAAATCCAAATGGTTTCTTTACTTATTGTTTAGTATCATCTACTTATGTAGATGTAGAAGGTAAAACTGTTTATGGATTTTATACTAACTCAACAAGAGATGATAGAGGTCTAGTAGTACCAGCTAAAACTCCTTATGGAGTATTTAAAGACCTTATTATTCCTAATGATATGGGTTATGTAATTGATGAAATAGAAAAATACAATCAAGGAGAATAAAACACTTAAAATAAATCAATATGGTAACAATTACACCTAGTGTTCTTAGAGAACAAGTAGAACAAGGTATGAAATTAGATGCTTTAGCTGAGCATTATGGATTACCTAAAACACAAATAAAGAAAGCACTTCAACAATTAGGTTTAAAAATTAGAAAACTTCACGAACCTAAATTTGTATTTGCAGAGGAAGAAGAAACTCAGTCTCATCACAATACAAATATAGATTATGTTGCAAGACCAGAATTTCCTAATACATTACAAGATAGTATTGTAGTAGACAGTTCTTTTGATAAAGAAGAAGAAACTCTTCCAGAAAGAGTTTCTAGAGAATCAGAGTCTTTAACTTGGTAAATTAATTAATTATTTTATATGTCATTAAACTTTTCAAATTTAAATGAAGAAAGCCTCTCTGGAGGTAATGGTAATTTTGGTAAGTTTGGTCTTAATAAAGGTCAATTCTTATCAGTTAAATATAGTCCAACAGGTGGCTATAAAGGTGAAGAAAGAGATGCACTTATTGTAGAGTGGCAAATTGGAGACACTAAAAATAATTTTAGATTCTTCCCAATTCCAGCAGACTATCAATATGATGCTAAAAAGTGTTCTGATATTCAAGCACAAAGAATAAGAAACATTCTTGATATTTATCTACCTAAAGAAACTGTAGATAAAGTAATGGGAACTTCTTATAATGATTGGAAGACTTTTTATCAAACTGTAGAAAAGGTTCTTGCAGCTAAAGTTGGTGATTTATCAAAAGTAGATGTTGATATTTTCTTAAATTATCAATTAAATATCGGACAAAATGCAAAACAAACTTATCTTGAGATTGACAATGCTATTACCTCTTATAAAGGTAAATCTTATGTTAAACACATAGAAGGTGATTTCAAACAAGTAATTGATGATA